CAAGGTGCTCAAGGCGAACAAGGTATCCAAGGTATTGTTGGAGCACAAGGTAACGCAGGAACACAAGGTGCTCAAGGCGAACAAGGTGCGCAAGGAATAAAAGGTGCCCAAGGTAATGCTGGCGCACAAGGTGCTCAGGGTATTATTGGTGCTCAAGGTAACGCAGGAGCACAAGGTAATGCTGGCGCACAAGGTAGCGCAGGCCCTCAAGGTTCTCAGGGTATTGTAGGTGCTCAAGGTAATGCTGGCGCACAAGGTAGCGCAGGCCCTCAAGGTTCTCAGGGTATTGTAGGTGCTCAAGGTAATGCGGGTTCTCAAGGTTCTCAGGGTGAGACTGGCGCACAAGGTAATGTTGGTGCTCAAGGTAATGCTGGCGCACAGGGATCACAGGGTGAGACTGGCGCACAAGGTAATGTTGGTGCTCAAGGTAATGCTGGTGCGCAGGGCGGACAAGGCCCTCAAGGTGGACAAGGAATAAAAGGCGCGCAAGGTAACGCAGGAGCACAAGGTTCTCAGGGTGAGACTGGTGCCCAAGGTTTCACAGGTGCTCAAGGTAATGCCGGTGCGCAGGGATCACAGGGTGCTGCTGGTGCTCAAGGTTTCACAGGTGCTCAAGGTAACGCAGGCCCTCAAGGTGCTCAAGGTCAGGTAGGTGCTCAAGGTTTCACAGGTGCTCAAGGTAATGCTGGCGCACAAGGTGCTCAAGGTCAGGTAGGTGCTCAAGGTAATGCGGGTGCTCAAGGTAATGCTGGCGCACAAGGTGCTCAAGGTCAGGTAGGTGCTCAAGGTAATGCGGGTGCTCAAGGTAACGCAGGCCCTCAAGGTGCTATTGGTGCTCAGGGTGACCAAGGTGCCCAAGGTGCTGTCGGTGTTCAGGGTGGACAAGGTACTTCAGGAGTAACTGGTTCTCAAGGCCCAGTAGGTGGATTTGGTAATGCGGTTCTATTTAATACCTCAACAACTCTTCCCGCTAATATCAATGCTACAGCTTCTGCTGCCATACGTTCTTTCCGAACAGTTAACACAGTATTCATAGGTGATATCTGGTGGCATGTAGGAACTGGTCGTATTTGGCGAGCAACCGTAAACCGTATTGACACAACTACTGACTCTACCTTCGTGGAAATAACCGCAGGTACTCGTACTTCTGGAGCAGGAGACGGATTAATCGATCTTAGTGGTATCCTAAATACTGCTAGTACTGGAGAACGTATCGCATTTACATCCTCCTCAATATTGATTTACGACGCTAATAACAAATTGCGAGTAAAACTAGGCGAATTATAATGAACAACATACCTCCTTCGGGAGGTATATTTTATATCAGGTAAATTATGTTTTTAATTATAGATGATTTTTACGCAGACCCAGACGCAGTCAGGGAATTTGCGCTCAGTCAAGATTTCAATGTCTCAGGAAACTACCCAGGCCTTCGAACAAAACCATGTACGAATAATGGTGGATATATTGACTCGACTAAAGCAACATTCGAAAAACTAACGGGAAAGACTATAACCCAATTCCCGTTAGATAATTACAACACCTCCTTTCAGTTCACTACCGCACTCGACAAAACGTGGATTCACCACGACGCAATGTCATACGCAGCAGTATTGTATCTCACACCGGATGCCCCATTAGAATCAGGTACGGCGATATATCGTCACGGCCCAACGGGTATTATGAAACACTCTCCCGAACAGATTGTTGATTTTAATAACTTTGCTCATGATGAAAGCGATTGGGAGATAGTTGCTGAAGCAAAGAATGTATACAACCGACTGGTAATATATGATTCACAGTATTATCACCGTAGTGTACTGCCCGGCTTTGGAAAGGACAAGACTGACGGACGTTTATTTCAAACATTCTTCTTTGAGGCAGAATAATGAAATTAATGACCACTTTGTTGACCTCTAATGATATTCCAAAGTTAGAGAGACTGATACGTTCAGTACAACAAGTTATTAAAATAACTCCAGTAGAATGGGAAGTTGTGATAGTAGTGAATAGTAATCGTGAAGGTTATTATGAACAAGTTCTACAAATAGATCAACCGTTTCGTGTAGTAAACACAGAGAGTAATGGAAAGCCTGGCAAAGGTAAGAACGCATGTCTCGACGTGTTCTTAGAAAGTGATTGCGAGTATGTTTCTCAGATTGATGGGGATGATTTTCTATATCCTTCTTATTTACAGTCGTTATGGAATCATGTAAACCATTATATTTATATTGATGTTCTTGGTGTGGTACCATGTGACTGTATATGTGATTGGGAATTACAGTCTGGACATTATTGGTGGGTCAATGAAAAGTATCACGCAAGCGTATGGGGAACTTCTATGTGTACCCCTAATGCGGAACTGGGCCCACGTGTCAGTCACTTGTTCACAGAAGACAGACCGGTCTCGGTGGACTTCATTATACTACAAAGTCGCAAGTCCGCTAAGCAGAGACTCAGCGAAGATATAGGTAATGGAGAAGACCACGCATACACATACAAACTACTAGGTGAGCATCAAAAAGGAAATCTTTGTTACTTCCTAACTATGTCTAGTGACATGTATTGTATTGATAGAACAACCGAAGGTAGTGCTCAGAAAGTCCACAGTTACGATGAATACTTAGAACCTCTACGAGCTGAAGCACTCAAGTATGTCCCTAGGTGGAGGAGTAGTCCGTACGAACTTCCCATCATATATCAGGACTTATTAATGAATCATGTACAGAAACAGCACTGGTTGAACAAATTCTTGGGAACCACTGGCTAAGATACGTATAAATAAAGAATATAATTTCTAACAGGAAAGAATAACAATGCCAGCTATAGTAAGACAGACGATGAGTAGAGACTTGGCGAACGACCTTTTGACTGATATCAAAGGTAGTGAGTCGACCTACTACATTGGTATCGGAAAAAGCGATACCTTCAACGAACTAGACACGGTAATTGCTCCGGTAGATAGTCCCGCAGAAGAGCGAGAGTTTCGCAACAATCTTCAATCAATTAAGAAGGTTGAGGATGCTACTTTTGTCGCTAAAAGGGTCAACTGGTCTTACGGTTCAGTGTACTCTGCTTGGGACGACACAATTGCGTCTGACATTGTTGAACCTTGGACACCTTGGTATGTCATGAATGACGCCAAAGAAGTATACGTTTGTGTGGTACAAGGTAGACTAGAAGATGGCTCATCACGACAGTCGACAGTAGAACCCAACTATGGTTTACTGAATGTCGCGGACTATACTCAACCTTTCACTACACCTGACGGTTATACTTGGAAATTCCTGTACTCCATTACCCCAGAGCGTATTTACCAGTTCTTATCATCGAATCACCTTCCGGTACAAGAAGCAGAAAGCAGTCTTGCTGGTGGAGACTCAATAGAGGACTTACAGTTTAATGTTAAGGCAGCTGCCATAGGCGGTCAGATTATTGGTATTAAGGTATCGGCAGGAGGTTCTGGTTTTACCAGTGCCCCCGACGTAATCATCTATGGTGACGGTACTGGTGCTACCGCAACTGCTTCAATCTCACCTGAAGGTGTTATAACTAAGATTGCTATGACAAATTTCGGTGAGGGTTATAATCACGCATCTGTAAAAATTGTCGGTGATGGTATAAACGTGGTCACCCGAACAGTAATTACTACAAGGAATGGTCTAGGATTTAATCCAGTAGACGATTTAAAAACAAGTTCAGTAATGACCAATATTAAACCTGATGGTTCGGTCAGCGGAACGTTTGTAGTAGGAAACTCTTTCCGTCAGATTGGTCTTATCAAAGACCCTATCGACATTAACAACAATTTATTCGCTGGCACTTCAGCAAGAACAATGTCTACTTTACATTTAGTATCGTCATCACCTTTTGAAGCTGGAAAGATAATTACCGGTGCGACATCTGGTGCTAAGGCATGGGTTGATGAATCTATAGATAACATTGTATACTATCATCATAACGAATCTACTGGATTTGTACCCTTTGAAGATAACGAATCTGTCACTCAAGCTGGTGTAGTCTTAACTGGTCAAATTGATTATGTTCAACAAGGAAGTCAAATTGATAGGTTTTCTGGTGTAGTTAAATACATAGAGAATCGCGCACGTATTCGTCGCGATGAAGAACAGCAAGAAGACATTAAAATAGTAATTACCGTTTAGGATTCATCATGGCAGATTTTACAAACCAAACATTTAAAGAGACTTACCGAGACTTCTATAAAAAAGAAGATGGATACTACCGTGTCCTTTTCAACTCGGGACGTGCTCTTCAAGCACGTGAGTTAACCGAATCGCAACGAATGATTCATGAAGAAATTGCTAGATTTGGTAGAAACATCTTCAAAGAAGGTGCGATGGTAAATCCAGGCGGCGCGACTGTTGATAACTCATTAGAGTATATCCGGTTAAGTCCCTCCAGCATCTACACTGATATCGTCGGCAGGGAAGTCACCAACGGTTCTGTAGTATTCACAGTTTTAGAAATCGTGGACAGTGAGAATAATGATCCAATAACACTGTATGTTAAATACACGGACACTTTGAACGCACAGGTTCTTGACGATTCTGTTGCTCCACGTGTTCTCGCATCACAGAGTTTGCGTTTTTCTGATGGTACTACTACTGGAATCAACATGGTTGTTGCTAGCAATACAGCAGAACACCCATGCGCGGGTAAGGCCACTAAGGCACATCTTGCGGAAGGAGACTTCTTTGTTCAGGGACACTTCGTCTATGTAGAAGGCGGTAGTGCTTTCATTGACAAGTATAGTGGAACCCCAACCGCAGACCTAGGATTTCTAGTCCAGCAGTCTATCGTTTCTTCAGCTGAAGATGATAGTCTTTTTGACAACCAAGGACAGTTACCCGATGTCAGTGCTCCTGGCGCAGATCGTTACAAGATTAAACTTATTCCTACTACACGAGATAAAGTACTAGAAGAAGAAAACTTCGTATTTATCGCACGTGTGGTTAACGGTGTTATTACACGAGAAGTTAATTCCTTTGATGCGTACAACCGCATCAACTCTTTACTGGCACAACGCACAAAAGAAGAGTCGGGCGATTACGTAGTAGCAGACTTTACCGCAATCTTTGAAAACAAAGACGCCAATACTTTTAATGTAGATGTGTCAGAAGGTATTGCTTACGTGGACGGTTATCGTTTGGACGTAGGCGCATCTACTCTTCAGGTACCTAAAACAACTGGAGACTCTGCTCTACGCGTAAAACTTAATGAGAACGTTCCTGCTATTTTTGGTAACTGGATATACGTAGACCTAGATGACGTTGGTTCTCAGGGTTTAGGTGATATCAGCACATTCGGTCGATTAGAACTCAGAGACGAAGGTAATATTCTTCTTGGTTATGCTAACCTACGAGGATTACAATTAGACCAAGTTGGATATCGCGCATATATATTCAACATCAGAATGAATAAAAATCCTTCGACGCAGATTCAATATAACTTCTCTAATGTAACTCATTTAGTAGAAGCATCTAGTGGTAATGAAATACCATTGACCAGTAATTCAAATCTTAGTGGTGTCTATGGTACTGCGGATAATAATCTATTATTCCCTCTACCTAGTGTTGCTGCTAAACCTGATACTATTTCAAATATCGTTTACACTGCTCAGAAATTTTATAGACTAACTTCAAATGGCAGTGGTACTATTTCCATGCCAGCGAACAGTGTCGAGTTCAGTCAGTGGTTGATTGCGGAGACTAATGGCCCTGTTCGTACTGATGTTGTTATTGAAAGTAATAATATTACTGGATTGACACCAAGTACTTCGTATGATATAATTAGTTATGAAGAGATAACCGCAGCGCCTAGAACTAAATCATTACAGTCTCTAACAGTCGTAGCGACTCGACCAGACGCGTCTTGGGCAATACGACCTATAGACCTAGGTGTAATTGACGGGGTATCTTTAGAATCTGTTAAGGTAAGATCATCTAATAGTACCGCTTGGGAAGATGCTGATGATATCACATATCAAGTTGACTTCGATGGTGGACAACGTGATAACTACTATGACATGACACGATTGTATGTTAAGCCTGGCTACTCAACCCCGACTGGTGTTAATGTAGAGATTCAAGTAATCTTCTCACACTTCCAACACTCTAGCTCATCGGGTGGTTTCTTTTGTGCTAAATCTTACACTGGTATGGATATTCAAGATATTCCATCACATACGCTAACCAATGGTTCTGTAGTAAAACTAGGTGATAGTTTAGACTTTAGACCATCGGTCGCTACTTCCAGCACATTTACAGTAACACCTTTACCACAGAATGCGTCTTCTATAACAGTGCCTTCAGTTTCATATTACAGTCCACGTATCGATATGTTGGTCGTAAATGCGACTGATAGTCGAGGAGATATTGGATTCGGGGAACTTCAGGTTATTAGTGGTCAGGCGTCAGAACAACCAAAAGAACCTATCGTTCCAGTAGGTGCGCTACCATTATTTAAGGTTGAATTGGGGGCATATAGTCACCAAACTAGTGATGTAATCACAACAAAGATTTCTAACAAGCGTTATACGATGAAAGACATCGGTAAACTTGAAGAAGGTATAGAGAACCTTTATGAAATCACCTCTCTGAGTTTCCTAGAGAGCAACACAAACTCTCTGGATGTACTTGATGCGCAGGGTCTTAATAGAACCAAAGCAGGGTTTATTGCGGACAACTTTAATACATTCGATTACTCTGATATAGAACATCCAGACTACCGAGCATCGGTAGATCCTGAAGGATTGATGGGGGCATCATTCCGTGAACAAGCAGTACGTTTAAAGTACGACGCAACCGACTTGACTAACACTATCACTAGAAAAGGTGACATTGTAACACTACCGTTTACTGACGTTGCTATGATTAGTCAAGAGTTGGCTACTGGTATAATGAATATTAACCCGTTTGCGGTAATCACTCAAAACGGTCACTTGGTTCTATCACCATCAACGGATGAGTGGGTCGAGACTAAGTTCTTACCAGACATTATGCAGCGAGTAGTTCGTCGGATTAACACGTATCTCCCTTCGTTCTTCACTCGTCGTCGGTTCAGAGTACAGTCTTCGACAACATCTAGAACTATTACTGAGTATATTGGTCGACGCGTAATGAACATCGAAATTATTCCGTTCATGCGTTCACGTAAGATTAACTTCCGAGTTCAAGGTTTACGTCCTAACACTCAAATGTATCCAGTATTTGGAAACAAAGTTGTTAACGATTGGGTTCGTCAAGAACCAACATTCACTAACTTCTCGGACGATCCTACAGAATATGGTAGTGAGTACATTAGTGCGACCGAATACCCTACTGCTCTAGGTGGTAAGTCTATTCTTACTACAAACTCAGAAGGTGAGTTAGCGGGCAGTTTCTTCTTACCTAATACTCCGACAATTAATTTCCGTACAGGAAGACAAGAATTTAAATTGTTAGATGTCAACAACTCAGATGAGTCAGTAGCAACTGCGGTAAGTCGCGCAGGGTACACGGCAGTCGGTACTTTAGAAACAGTACAGAGAACTGTACGTAGTACTCGACTTATAGAGACTACTTATTGGAGAGATCCTCTCGCACAGACATTTATTGTAGACCAAGTAGAGAATCCAAACGGACTCTTTATTACTAAGGTAGACATATTTGTAGAGAGTAAGGACTCTGTTATTCCAATGCAAGTACAAATTCGTCCAGTAGAGAACGGCGTTCCTACTTCACGTATTGTCCCAGGCTCTGTTAAGTTTATCAATCCTTCGAATATTAATGTTGTTCCTTTTGATAACACAACTGAGATGTCAGATGTTGTAGCAGGGAAAACTACTATTGAGTTCGATGAACCAATTTACTTGACTTCTGGCGAAGAGTATGCTTTAGTACTTCTTGCGGAGTCAGTAGAATACAATGTATACACTGCGCAAACATACGAATATGTCGTCGGGCAAAGTCGTTCAGCACGAGTATCACGTCAGCCTACATTAGGTTCGTTGTTCTTGTCGCAGAACGGTTCTACTTGGACTCCCGATCAGACTAAAGATTTGATGTTTAACTTATACCGTGCGGACTTTGAAAGTGCCGGTGTACTGGAACTGAAGAATAGTGAACTACCTAAAGTTACATTGGACATTAATCCATTCGAAACTACCCTAGGGTCTTCAATTGTATTCGTACATCACGAAGGACACGGATTCTCTAATAATGACGGTGTGCTGATTTCAGGTGTAGCGAGTGCGGTAGGTGGTGTTATTGCTGATTCAATTAATGGATACCACAATGTAATCAATCCTACTTGGGCAGGTTACACTATCAACACGGGTGTCGCTGCGACTGCGTCTGCGGTAGGCGGTGGTTCTAATGTTGTTGCGTCCCAACAGGTAATGTTCGACCAGTTTATACCACAGGTACAGACTCTCATCCCTAACATGACTTCAATTGATTCTACTATTGAAAAAACATTAGGAGATTCTTATGGTACCACTCGTACAACTAGACCACAGAAACTAGACTATACTACTAAGTCTCATCAAGTGGTGTTGAACGAATTGAACGTGAACGATTATCCGGCGGTCATAGCAACACAAGCGAATGCTGCGGATACGTTATCTCTCACGCTAAACCTAACTACTGGTGACTCTAAAGTGTCTCCAGTCGTAGACTTACAACGTGTATCATTGATTACATTAGAGAATGTTATTGACGGATCGGACGCTGCTCAACACATCACCAAACCAGTTGCGGTTGATGAATCTTCGGTGGGGCTTAAAATCATATTCGCTGCGCATCGTGATGTTGGTGTGGAGTTTGATGTATATGTCAGAACTTCATTAACCGAAGACGCGATGTACGAAGTTGATGGCGAAGGTGTTCCGGTTATTGGTTGGAATCAGGTGACTATAGATTCACCTCTACCTACTGATGATGACCCAGAAACATATCGTGATTATGAGTACACCGTAGAAGCTGATGCGTTTAACGTCTTCCAGATCAAGATTGTTATGTCAGCAACGAACTCATCTAAATCACCGACGATAACCGACCTTCGCGCTATTGCGTTGGTAATATAATGTCGCAACGTTTGCGGGTTGAAGGGTATAATAACTTAGTAAAGGATGGTCGATCAGGGGCCATCCTAAATACAAACAGAACCGAAATAACCAGAGCAAGGGCACAGCAAAAAGTAATAAAAGAAAAGGATGACACTATCAACACGCTCTCAAAAGAAGTTGTGGGTTTAAAGCAAGATGTGTCAGAAATAAAAGAATTACTTTTTCGACTAATAGAGGGTAAGGCAACCAATGAGTAATATACAGTTAATTAATCTAGCAGATAATATTAACGCTGCGATTTTAAAAATTAATGACAACTTTCAGTTAGTAGATAGTAGCTCTATTGATGTTAATGAGCTCACTACTATTGTTAATGGTATCCTTGACTCAGATTACTTTCTATCGGTCATTAACCAAGAATATCTAGACCAGTTCGACCTTAGCGTTGATGTAAGTTATCTGGATTCTGATATCGCAGCGAACGCAAGTGGACTACTTCAGTTGACATCACGAGTTGATGTTAATAGTGATGGGATAACTAGTTTATCGCAAGCTATCACGGAGACTAACGCATCCATCGAAAACTTGGTTCTGGATGGTGTGGACTCTGACCTACTTGCGGACGCAATTGCGAATGCCACCAATACTCTCATATCAAGAGTCAATGCGAACAGTGATGAGATACATATTCTTGCTGGTGCTATCGACTCAGTGGAATCCAGTTTACTTTTAGCTAACAGTGACCTTGGCGACTTAATTCAGTTAAACACTTCAGGTATAAGTCAGTTAACAACACGTACCGACGTGAACAGTGATGGTATTGTTACCACTATATCGAGATTGGATTCAATTGGTCTAACTTTGGATCAGTTTATTGCCGGTGGTATTGAGTTTACCCCAGAACAAATTGAAGCAGCATTGGCAGCAGGTCTTGAGGATTTATATGCTCGACTTGATGCGGACAGTGACAAGTTAGTTGTTGAAGCGGGTAAGGTCGTTGAGTTACAAACCGACTTAATTATATTAGATTCTGATCTTGGTGCTAGAATAGATGCGGAGACTGACGCACGAGAACTTCTCGCGACTTCTGTATCATATAATGGTGGTCAGGTTACATCGCTTTCAGCAAAAACTCTACAACTAGACAATGCTGTTTTCATTAGAGATTTACAAGGTAATATCACAACAACTGCGGTTGCTCAAGCAACTAGTGATCTTGTTACTCAGATTGAGACAGTAGACGACCGTGTGACTTCGGTTCGATCAGAACTGATAACAGACTTAAATGCCGCGATTGATTCTGATATTGCCGCAGTAAGACAAGAGTTCTCTGCGTTTGTTGATAGTGCTGGTACTACTACCGCATTGTGGACACTAGACCTTCTTGCGGGAACAGAAGCTAATCCACGAGTTGCGGGTATTAAGTTTGGAAATGATGGCGCAACTGCTGACTTCACACTTACTGCTGACACTTTCAGATTTGTTAACGCAAATAACAATGAAGTTCAACCATTCACGATTGATGGTAATGAAGTATTATTATCGAATGCCAAAGTTACAGGATCACTAGATATAGGTACTAGCCAAACTGGTGAAAGAATGGAACTCACTAATAACGTTATCAGCATCTATGATGGTAATAACACAAGGAGAGTTATAATGGGATTCTTAGGCTAGTATATTATCCCTCTGGACAACAAGTAGATTATACACGATGTTTTATGTTTTGTCAAGTCATAATTTGTATTCTTTAGCTAGACAGTTTGATACGTTACCTAAAGACAATACTACAGTAATAATTAATACGTTAGACAGTACGTTTTCAGAACAAGCAAAGTCGTACTGCGAAGATAACAATATCCGTCACATGATAACAGAGAGTGATGGTACTGCCGCAACTGGAAAGAATAGTTTTTTAGATATATTCGAAAAAGACGGAGTTCCTTATGCGGTATTAGTTGATGGTGATGACTACTTGACACGAAGGGGTGTAAGGTGTTATACTGAGTTGTTGAATAGAGATGACGCACCTGACGTATTAGCGTTAAGTAATGCTCTCTCTATAGGATTCGGAGATAAAAATTCCATAGCTAGGGCGTTAGATGACAGTAGATTGAGTCTCAACCCCAAAGAACTCACGTCTAAATATGGACAGTTCGCCGAAGTATCTGACTGGAGTGAACTAGGTAAGGGAGAGATGGTAGTAGACTTGATGTTAAGAAATGGGATGCATACTCCAGATTTGGAGATTCGAGCGTTTCAATCATATATCAAGGACTTAGAATACGGAATGGGTATGGATGCTATTGCTACACGAATAACATTTATGTCTAGAAAGGTTATTCCATATAGGTTTAAGAATTTAGTGGTTGGTGAGGATACTCTCCAATACTTAGAATTAAAAGATGCTCACGAAAAGGGTGAGTTGACTATGGTGGTTCATGACGAGACAAAACCGACATACATGTATGATTCAAGATTGTCTGGAATTGCCACAGTAGAAAGCGCAAAGAATAATGGTCTAGGTTTTTTAAACTGGATGAAAGAACTTGCGAAAGAAATAACAAAATTAAAAAACGAAAACAGGTTACACTCTAGTAGGGTACCTGTTATGGAGTTGTAGGGATGAGTTACGGTTTAAAATGTTATACCGCAGGCGGTTATCTATCATTTGATGCTGACCAGATGGACACGTTCGTCCGTGTTATTACTTCAGGTAGTGTGTATTTAAATAATGGAGAATCTATAACTATAGACGCTCCAGGCTTACGTTATGCGTATACATTATGCGGAACTGCTCCATATGCAGAGTTCTCTCACTCTGTTGAAAAAAATATATCTGCCGGAACTTTTACTATTACTAATCTATCCGCAGCATCTACAATCGGTTATCTTGCTTACAAGATATAGGGTATAATATAATGGCATATGGTTTACAAATAAAGAATCCCGATGAAGATATCCTATTTGATAGTAATGAAGTTGGTCGTGGAACTGTTACTGTAAGTAAAGGGTATATAGCATTTAACACCGGTCTTACCGTTAAGGCGGGACAGTTAGTACTATTTAACATCGGAACACTACCTTTGGGTAGCAAAATCGAGATAAGCGCCACTAAAACTTGGTTATATGGTGATGTTTTTTCAATCTCCTTCTTCCCTGTAAATAGCGGTGGGTCGCCCGGCGTTACGGGAGTGAACTACGCTGTACTAGAAGATATGGCGACACTACCTAAATCGGGTAACTTCGGTTTAGTCTGTAAAACTGGCGCATATGTAACTTCTTTCGATAGTCGTATGTTTCAAACTACCGATGAAGGTGAAGTTTACATTGATAAATACCAATCTTACATGTATCCGCTTGGTCATGGTATTTATATAACTGCTCCTTATAGTGCAGAAGAATGGATTAGCGCAGCGCAACTAGAGTTTACTAGTGTAACAGGCTATACAAGAACCTTCTCTATATTGTTCAGCAACTCAGGCTCGCCCGGCACTCAAATCTTCTACGGGGGTAGCAGCTTCGTCGGTCACATATATGAGCATTCATCGGGTAGTGGATCCTATAATGTATCATACATCGGTGGTTACAGTGGAAGAACTTATACGCAATCCCTCGCCCCCTATGTTGTGGGTAAAACCCACCTTGGCGTAGAATAACATAATTTAAATTGGAGAAAATATAACATGAGCGACAACGAAAGAGGGGTTAGCCCTATAGTAGCACTTCACGATGAAAATGGAGTGATTAAAAGAACGGATTTAGATAATGGCATTTATCCCGAAGATGGTGTTACTGACCGTAATGGTCATATAATTCACCGTATCTATGAATGTGCCGGTAGTGTAGCATTAGAAGAATTTGTAAACACTCATGTATGGGATGACGAATTGGACGAATGGTTGACTGTTGACCGTCGACCTAATTATCATTCATTCTGGGATAGAAGTGTAACACCCGCGAAGTGGACATGGGACAAAGAAGTTATCAAGGGCGAGATTCGCGCTCAAAGAGATATTAAACTTCTCCATACTGATTGGGCTATGCTACCTGATGCTCCACTTTCAGCTGAAAAACGACAACAATACATTGATTACCGTCAAGCGTTAAGAGATATCACTGATACAGTAGACCTAACCGTAGTAGACTCCGTAGATAAAGTTGTTTGGCCTCAAGAAGTTTAACTTATTATACGAATCTAGATAAACCCACTTATCAACCCGTACAAAAGAATTCTTATAAATACGAGAAAGTCTTAAAATTATGGGATGATAAGTGGGTTTACACATTTCATAATCTTATAAATAACAGTGTTATTAGCAATTAATTTCAACTTAACAAAAAGAGAGCGATAATTGTGTCAGCATCGAGCATCCCATTAAAAATTAAAAATTCGAATGGTGACCTACAGGAATTCACTCCTACGGAAGAGAACTATCTTGCGTATGCGGTGGGACAAGCACTAGCATCTTCTCCTTCAAGTGATACGGGTCAAATTACTTTGACCGGTGATATGAGTATTGGTACATTTATTGATACTTTTTTCAATGAAGCAACGGGTACGCACCCTGCTTCTCAAATCACTTCCGGTTCTACCACTACTACGTTATATCAAAATGGTGGAACCGCGAATGAAGTAGGTGCGAACTTTGTCCGTCCAGTAGGATACTACGATACCTCAAATCCCGGCTTCTACGAAATGGTAGATGGTGATTTGAATAATCTTGCTAATCGAGTTCTAAGTAATCTTGCTCAAAATGATTACGTAGGTACTTTCAGATTAGCAGCATCTTCGCCTGGCGTAGACTATATTCAGTTTATTCCTAACGTATTCAAGGATACAAGGGGAGATGGAACCGAAACTCAATACAGTATCTATATAAGAAACAATATGACCGCAATTGCTGCGGTTCGTCCAGTTTCAACATCATATGATGTCAGCGGTAACTTCACTGGTTTCCGAGAAATGACTGATGATCAAATCCAGTTCACTCTTGGTCAGAGAATTAAAACACTACGCGCAACCGCAGGCAACATTGGTTCTTATCAATTGCGTTCATCTTCACAAGGTGTACCAACTGCCCCAGGCACTTGGAAGGCTGTAGGTACCGCACTAAACACTAAAAGAAATACCGCAGAAGTTTCATATGCTAGAACACGTAATAGTGCTTATACTCGTGCTCGTATTTCTTCTTATACTCGTGACCGTAACTCAACATTTAGTAGGGTTTCTACTCGCGTTAGTACTCAAGACTTCGCTGGCAACTATGTCGGCAATTATACTCGTGACTTTGCTGGCAACTATAGCCGCAACTTCGCTGGAGAATATGTTGGAGATTTCACGGGTAATTACTCTCGTGACCGTCAGTCAACTTATTCACGTGACCGCATAACTAACTTCTCTCGTACATTTACTGGCGAATATGTATTGAACCGTCAGTCAACCTACACTCGTGTTAGGTTACAGGGATTTGTTGGTAACTTTACTGGTTACTATGCCCGCGCACGTGTGTCTACATTCGCTCGTAACCGTATTACTAATTTCACTGGTGTGTTTACACGTACTCGTCCGTCATCCTATACTCGCGGCCGTGTATCAACTTACGCAGGCACATATGCTCGTACTCGTGTTTCCTCATATTCAGGAACATACTCGCGTAACCGTGTAAGTTCTTATGCGGGAACATACTCGCGTAACCGTGTTTCTGCTTACGCAGGCACATATGCTCGTACACGTTCTTCTGCTTATTCTGGTGTTTATGCTCGTACACGTGTTTCTACTTACTCAGGCACATATGCTCGAGACTTTGTAGGTAACTATTCTCGTTCATTCTCTGGCCAGTATGCTGGTGCGTTTACTCGTACACGTCCTTCATCGTTCTCAGGAACATATGGTCGTACACGTGTTTCTGCTTACGCCGGAACATATGCTCGTAACTTTGCCGGTAACTATACTCGCGGTTTTGTAGGAAACTACACCGGAGAGTTTACTCGTGCTCGTGGTTCAACGTTCTCAGGTACTTATTCACGTAATCGTGTTTCTGCTTACGCCGGAACATATGCTCGTAACCGTGTTTCAACTTATTCTGGTGTTTATTCGAGAACTCGTACTTCAGCATACTCTGCTGATTACACAAGAACTCGTATCACTGACTATACTCGTGACCGTGTAACTAATTTCGCTGGTATTTACTCAAGAGCTCGCGTATCTGCTTATGTTCGCAATCGTGTAACTAACTTTGCCGGTAACTTCGTCGGTAACTATGCTAGAAATTTTGTCGGAGACTATGCTAGAAATTTTGTCGGAGACTATGCTCGTGCTTTTGCTGGCGACTTCGTTGGTAACTATGCTCGTACATCTACTCGTACATCTGCTCGTACTCGTTACTCAGCTTACGCCAGAACACGCATCACTAACTATGTTGGTGACTTTACTCGCGATTCTACCATAACTTCAACACGAACTCGTTATTCAGCTTACGCCAGAACACGCATCACTAACTATATTGGTGACTTTGCTCGTGATCGTGTAACTAACTTTGCGGGTAACTTTGTAGGTAATTATGCTACTACCTTTACTGGTGACTTCGTAGGTAACTACGCGACTACCTTTACTGGCGACTTCGTAGGTAACTACGCGACTACCTTTACTGGTGACTTCGTAGGTAATTATGCTACTACCTTTACTGGTGACTTTGTAGGTGATTATGCCCGAAACTATGTCGGCGACTATGCTGGTGACTTCGTAGGTAATTATGCCCGTACTCGCATAACTGATTATACTCGTACCCGTGGTTCTGCTTACGCACGTACTTCTACACGTACTCGTTACTCAGCTTACGCTCGTAATGCAATTCAGACTTCAACTCGTACGCTAGCTTATACTCGTGTATTGTATTACGCAGGAAACTTTGTCGGTAACTATCTCCGACCTGTAACATACACTGGTAACTATACTCGTGGCGTAACATACACTGGTAACTATACTCGTGGCGTAACATACACTGGTAACTATAGTCGTCCCGTAACATATACTGGTAACTATACTAGAGTTGATACATACACTCGTGCTCCCTCATTTATCGGAGACTATGTCCGTTATTCAAACCCATACAATACCATGATATCTTATATGGGTAACTATACTAGTACGACATCTTATATTGGTAACTATAGTCGTTCAAGCGCGGCGACGGCGGCTTACTCACGCACTGCCGGAACTTATGCGCGATATCAAGGATATTGGCAGTTCTACACCCTGACTGTGTACTACACGCGTGTAACAGGGTACTTCATTACTTCTTATACTCGTACATCAACAGCAACAGTTGATTATACTCGTACCCGTCTCGTATCTGCAGCAGAGTACTATACTCGTACCCCAGTGTATACCGGTAACTATACGCGTACCGTTGATTACACACGTGCTCGTGCCGCAACAGAAACATATACACGTGATCGTGCCGCAACATTAGATTACACACGTGCTCGTGCCGCAACATTAGATTACACACGTGCTCGTGCTGCGAATGAAGATTACACACGTGACCGCGTGACTGATTTTACTGCTACCGGCTATTATACTCGTGTTGGATACTACGCTGGCGACTACATTGGTGACTATGCTCGTGGTTATGCTGGCGACTTCGTTGGTAACTACGCAAGAGACTTCGTCGGTAATTACGTTGGTGACTTCGTTGGTGAATATGCTCGTACATCAACACGTACATCAACACGTACTCGTCCATCAGCATACTCTCGTACACGTGTTACTCCTTACGTGGGTGACTTTACTCGTACACGCATCACTAACTATGTTGGTGACTTTGCTCGTACACGTGTTACTAACTATGTTGGTGACTTTGCTCGTACACGTGTTACTAACTATGTTGGTGACTTTGCTCGTGATCGTGTAACTAACTTCGCAGGAAACTTCGTCGGTAACTACGCAACTACTTTCACTGGTGACTTCGTTGGCAACTATGCTCGCGGCTTTGCGGGTGACTATGCCGGTAACTATATTGGTAACTACGCAACTACTTTCACTGGCGACTACGTTGGTAACTATGCTCGTGCCTTCGCAGGTGACTTTGCTGGTGACTTCGTTGGTGAATATACTCGTACATCTACACGTAGTCGTGTTTCTGCTTATGCCCGTACTCGTGTTTCTGCTTATGCCCGTACTCGTGGTAGCGCATACACTCGTGATCGTATAACTGACTTTGCCGGTGACTTTGCGGGTAACTACGCAAGAACATTTGCTGGCGAATATGCTCGTAACTACGCGGGTAACTTTGCCGGTAATTACGTCGGTGACTTTGTGGGTAACTACGTCGGTAACTACGCACGTGACTTCTCTGGTCAATATACTGGAGTTTACTCTCGTGGTTTCGCTGGCGAATATGCTGGTACTTACTCACGCGGTTTCTCTGGACAATATACTGGCGTATATGCTACCTCTTATACTGGTAACTATAGTCGTGATTTCGCGAGAACTCGTGTTTCTGCTTATGCCCGTACTCGTGTTTCTGCTTATGCTGGTACTTACTCACGTAATTTTGCGGGTGAATACACTGGTGCGTATGCTACTTCTTATGTTGGTAACTATGCTCGTGACTTCTCAAGAACTCGTGTAGAGACTTATTCCCGTACACGTCCATCGTCGTACGCTGGTACTTACTCACGTGGATTCGTTGGTGAATATACTGGTACTTACTCACGTGGTTTTGTAGGCGAATACGCTGGTACTTACTCACGTGGATTCGTTGGTGAATATACTGGTACTTACTCACGTGGATTCTCTGGTCAATACACTGGTGTTTACTCACGCAATTTTGCGGGTGAATACGCTGGTACTTACGCAAGAACATTTGCGGGTAACTACTCACGAGACTACGCTGGTAACTATACTCGTGATTTCGCAGGCGATTTCGCAGGTAACTACGCAAGAACATTTGCTGGCGAATATGCCGGTGCGTACACAACTGAATTCGTAGGTGACTTTACTGGTAACTACGCAAGAACATTTGCGGGCAACTATATCCGTAACCGTGTTTCTGCTTACGCCGGTAACTTCATTGGTAATTACACTCGTGGATTCTTAGGTGAATATACTCGTAACTCAACTGATACTTTCAGCCGAGTTCGAGTGTCTGCTTACTCGCGACTACGTACTTCAGCATACTCTGCTGATTACACTCGGGTTCGTACATCATCATATGCTGGCGACTTCACTGGTGACTATGCTCGTGACTTCACTGGTAATTACTCAAGAGACTTTGCTGGTAATTACTCTCGCGCATTTGTTGGTGATTATGTTGGTACCACAATTCAATCGTCTTACTCGACAGTTGAAGCATATACTTTATATGTAAGAACCGCATAATATTTGACAACAGACTGATATTAGTGTATAATGGTTAATAAATTGGGTGGGTCAGAAATGGCCCACTTATTTTTATCATATATAATACTGAATTGAATTTAATACCCCTTTTGGAGAATGAATAGATGAGTTACAGAAAGTGGATGGACAATGCTTTTTGGGAAACAGACGCAAAAGATAAGTTGAACTGTATCCTAGAAATGGAAGATGATGTTGGAAGAGTAACAAGGCAAGTAATGTTACTGAACCGTGTAGATAAAGACGGTAATCCAAATGAGTTGTTTGATGAAGTCATCGGGTCTGTAGGTGAAGATAACATTGATAAAGAAACAACTAATCGGGTAACACGCAAAAATGCCGAGCAAGAAGAAGAAAAGCAGCGCGAACTAGAACACCAGAAGGCGCGTAAGTTAGAGAAACTCTTCAATTATAAATTAGAAGCATTTGAGGTTGATGAGATTAAAGCCTCTAAGAACCGCAAATTAAAAGGAAAGTTACGTCGTGCGAAGTCTCGTATCGAAGTAGACTTGTACTCTATTCTCATTCTACAGGAATCTCTGGAAGGGACTGAGTAATGGAGAAGACCAAAGGGTTCGTAATTGTAGCATCAAATAAACCTAACTTTTATTTGTATGCTCTTAACCTCGCAGAAAGTCTAAGAGACTTCTATGAGGATTGTAAAATCTGTCTCGTGACAGAAGAAAAATATATTGACGAACGTGGTTATGATGTTGCCGATGATGTTATTATCTGCGACAACCATTATCGTGCTAAGTTATGGGGTATGGCACGTTCGCCATATGACATAACAATGTATATTGATGCTGACATGGAATGTGAGCACGAAGACATCATCAAGGTATGGGATGAGATGAAAGACTACGATGTGGTATTCTCTGAACTGACTGATGATCGCGACTACATTTATGCGGAACGTGATTTCTCCACACCAGAAGGTATGGCTAAATTTACTCTTTGTGGTGGGGTATGTTTGTATGATATGACTAAACCAATCGTCCGCGAATTTATGCAGGATTGGTGGGATTTAACATACAAGCAAATGAATGATACTTGGTGGCCCGAAGGTTATATTGATTCTCTAAAGTCTTGGGATCAGTTCTCCCTCTGGTGGTTGACCGAGAAAGAAGAAAAATATAAGGATCTCAAAGTTGGTATCTTCGATGACGACTTGAGATGGAATTATTACAATGCCTTCAACTGGGCAAGAACTAAACCTGAGACAGGGCCCGTGATTTTACGTCACTTCTCTGCTGGTTTAAATAAGGACACACCAATCGTATGACACAGGTAAACGACCAATATCTAAAGCATATCGACGTTAATAATCCAGAACTTCTGGAGATACTTGGGGAATATGCTAAACTTCATACTTGGGCTGGTTTTGAAAAGAACTGCCACTTGAATGGAGCAGAACATATTCGCCAGCGTAGTTACTACGTCGGCGCGCCATATATGAACGAAATTCTTGACCAGAAGACTGCTCATGAAGGGTTCCCTGACCAACTAGTAGGATATAACTTCAAGTTATCCGAACGGGCTCACTCAATGTTTGAGGGTGATGCTGACCCTATCTTTAAAAGAGACCTCACTAGACACCTAGGTGAGTTGAATGATAGGATGATGAACTTCTTATCAGTTAAACATAACGCATTGTGCGCAGTATACCCGCCAGGCGGATATATCTCTTGGCACAATAATGCTAACGCTCCGGGCTTCAACCTAATCTTCTCTTATTCTGGAGATGGTTCTGGTTACTTTGATTACATTCATCCTGAAACTAAGGAAGTTGTTCGTTGCCAAGACAAGCCCGGCGTGTGGACTTGTAAAGCCGCATACTTCGGACACTACCGTGAACCAGAAACCCTTCTTTATCACGCAGCTGCTGCCGATACTGACTGGCGTTGTACAGTATCTTATGTATTTGATACTACTGATGGTTCAGATGCTCTACGTGATCTAGTATTGGAAGACATTGCGTCTGCTGAATAAAATATGATTTGCTAATTCTTAAGGCCTCAGATTGTTATAAATAGTACTAGATAATTTTACTAATACAATCTGAGGTTTTAGGGATGGCAGCTTACGAAGATTTTACAATAGACCAAGGCACAGATATTGCTTTTCAGATAGAGCTTACTGAAGCTGATGGTTCTGTGAAAGATTTAAGTGCTTATACTGTATCCGCCAAAATGAAGCGGAACTTCAACAGTAAAGACGAAGACACTATCGAGTTCTCTGCGATGGTCGCTGACCCGTCATCCGACGGTATCCTAGTATTATCCCTCACAAATGAGCAGACTGATGCCCTATCTACCCGTGGTAGGTACGTGTATGATGTCGAAATAACCTATATCGATGCGAACGGATATCCCGTAGTAGAGCGTATTTTAGAGGGGAAAATTAAAGTATCTCCTTCGGTAACAAGGTAAACATACATGCCTATTCGCAAAGTTTCTATATCTAATGGCGGCACAACTCATATTAATACGAGTGCCTCCACTAGTTCTGGTACTCAAGTTAAAAGAGTTACTTTAGGTAGACCTGTACAGAGAGTCACTGCTACTGGAAGTAGTATCGGTGGACTTTCTGACATTAATTTTGAATCTCCACATCCAGAGGATGGAGATGTTCTAGTGTACCACGGCACTGATGAAAAGTGGCACGCTCAAAAACTTTTAGACAAACAAGTGATCAATGGGGGTCAATACTAAATGGCGTCAATAATAAGAATTAAACGTTCCGGTGTAGCGGGGAATCCATCTGTCCTCGCACAGGGTGAACTCGCCTATTCATATCTAGCAAATAATGGGGCGAATGGTGGTGATCGATTATATATTGGCACTGGCACAGAAACAAACGAAGATGCGGTCAACCATACCGTCATAGGTGGTGCGTATTACGTCAACCTATTACACGGTGAAGGTGCTGCGCAGTATGGTAGTAACTTACCTAACAAAGCGCTCATCGTCGACTCAGACGGTGCGGTAGACTTTTTAAAGGTAGGAACCCCAACTGATCCCAGTCATGTAACAAACAAAGCATACGTTGACGGGATACTATCTGCGCAAGAGTTGGGGTCTAACTTCTTATTCTCTGGTGACAGTGGTTCTGGTAGTATTTTCCTAGCAACCGAAGCAATCACCTTTGCCGGTGGTCGTGGTATTACTACCCTTGCGGACTCAGATGCTAACTCGTTAACAGTTAGTCTGGTACCCACTGGAGTTACTGCGGGAGACTACGGTTCTCAGACTGAAATCCCAACCTTTACTGTTGATTCAGACGGTCGTATTACTGCGGCTAGTACTGTAAATATTGGTACTAACCTAACAGTAAATGGCGACAGTATTTCTCTGTTGGATTCAGACCTAACGTTTAGTGGTTCTGATAACGTCAATGTAGCATATGACACAGCAACAAACACTGTCAATGTTTCACTAGAACCTAATGTTCTTGACCTCAATTCAATAGAAGTTGGTAACCTAAAACTAACAGGTAACACACTATCTTCTACTGATAGTTCCAACACCCTATACATTGACCCTGCTCCGACAGATTCGGACGGTGGTACATTAGTAATCCGTGGTGACCTTGTTGTTCAAGGTACCCAGACAATAATTAACTCGACAGTAATGTCGGTTAATGACCTTACACTTACTCTTGCTGATGAAGCATCCACCCCAGCAGAAGCTGATGGTGCTGGTATCTTTATTGCGGGTGCTGATGTATCAATAGTATACAACGCATCCAAAGACCAGATAGATATCGACAAAGGACTTAATGTTCTTGCTCCACTATCTATTAATGATGTAGAGATCGGTGAATTCATCGATGATAAAGTTGCTAACCTCTTAACTGCTGGCGAAGGTATTGATCTAACATATTCCGATGAAACCAATGAATTAATCATTGCTGCGGAATTAGCAACAAACTCTAATGCGGGTGTCGCATCTTTCGACTCTGCCCAGTTTGCGTTAAACGCAGGCGCGGTAACCATTACGCATTTAGACGGTGGAACTTATTGATATAAATAAGCATTAAGTAGATCATATATTTTATGGTTTTAGCTAGTCGCCTTATATAAGGTCGAGTGAAAGAGGAAGCCAACATTGGCACGTAACGTAGATATTCGTTTAAGACGAAGTGCTGTCGCAGGCAACGTCCCAACGATAGAGCAGTTGAACCTCGGTGAGTTAGCAGTAAACACCGCAGATGGTAAACTGTACTTAAAAAGACAGTACGATGGTATTGAACAGGTTATTGAAGTCGGTGGTGACGCACGATCCGGCTTAGTAAGTACTTTCAATACGTATATCTACACGTCTGACGGAACGCTATTGACGCTCTCCGGAGCAGACGATTACGGAAATTATCTTTCATACGACCTTGCTTCCCCCCGAAGAATTCAAGTATACCTCAACGGTGTTTTACTACACCAAGGTATAGACTATACAGCAGCTGATGGTTCCTCTATAACCTTCGCCTTTCCTATTGGCGTAGATCAAGTAGTTCAAGTTGCGGCATATAACTCAGACGGTGCGTCCATTGACGCAGACCTCATACTAGACGATGGATTTTCGTTTACCGTTGGTACCGATGAAGAGACTAAGTTCTATCATAATGGTACCAACACGATTTTAAAACATCTTGGTTACAACGGTGGGGATTTAAAGATCCAATACCGCGATAGTGACCGTATTGATGTTGATAGTGCTGGAGTAAATATATTTGGCGACTTCCGTCTTAATGGCGAATCTGTTGTTACTCTAGCGGATGTTATTAATACCATCAATACTGAGGTTGACACTGGATTTGTTGAAGCACTGAATATAAGTGCTGCCTCCGTATCTTATGTACCTGATAGTGACATGATTGCTACCAACGTTCAGGATGCGATTGATGAACTACATAGTACCAAACTAGACATTTCTGCCCTTAACGCCTCTATTGTATTATATCCAACGACCACTACTATTGCTGTTGACGGTATATACACGAAGATGGTCACTTCTATCGGTGACTCAGATTTTAATGCCGTTGCTGTAGATATCAACACTGGAACCATATCTGGGGCCGATCAGTTGATTGCGTCACTTGCTACGGAACAGGGTGTATTAATAGGTAACACTGGTGTTATTAACATTCATACTGTTGGTAACGTGAGAGTTAATCCAGATGGCTCTGGCGGTTCAGCATCATTCTATTTCGAAGTATATAAAAGAAGTGCTGCTGGTGTAGAGACTTTATTATCTACTTCATCAACCACAAGCAAAATTTCTCTAGATACTTATGGTGAGTTTTACGCAGATGCGTTATTACCAGCAACTGATTTCACCGCAACTGACCGTGTAGTAATAAAATACTATGGTAATGAAATTACTGGTAATGTTAACACTACATATGATTTTCAGTTTGGTGGTACATCTCCTGTACGGTCTAATTTTCCAGTACCCGTATCTGTAATACCACAGAATGTACTGGAGGCCTTGTCAGGGGGTTCTGGTATTGACTACAGCTCTGCGACAGGTGTCATCTCAGTAGATAATACTATTGCGACTAAGACCTATAGCGAGTTGTACGCGCACTCTGCGGCAGACTCTGCGGCATCGGTCGTATTGCTCGCTGCTAAATCTTATGCTGTAGAACAAGACTCTGACACTCTAGTATTAGCAAAATCTTATGCGTCTTCAAATGATGCGATTACATTACAATCAGCAAATGACTACGCAGAAAGTCAAGATGTTATAAATCTTCAATTAGCTAAAGATTATACTGAACTATATACAGACTCGGCAGTCTTACTAACACTAAACTCAGCAAACGTTTATACCGACAGTTCAGTATCAAACATTCAACTGGTTTTAGAGAACTACACTAACTCTGCTATATCTGCCGCCTTAATAACGGCAGACGCCGCTGCGGTAACATACACCGACAGCGCAATTAGTATTGCTATATCAAATCTTATCGATGGCGCGCCTCAAGTACTTGATACTTTGAATGAAATATCGGCAGCCTTAGGTGACGACTCCGACTTTATCGGAACAGTACAAAACTGGATTAATCAAAAGTTAGACGCTAACGCCACAACAGATGTTATAGAAGAAGGCGTTAATAACTTATACCTTACAGAAGAACGTGTAAGACAATCATTATCTGTGTCTAATGGGTTATCATTCAACCCATCTACAGGTGAATTCGGTATTGACAGTTCGGATGATGTAACCTTCTCATCTGTTACAGCTGCGACTTTTGTAGGTAATCTACAAGGTAATGCGGACACTGCGACAGATGCAGACCAACTCGACGGGCAACATGGTTCATATTATAGAGTTAATATTTACGATATAAATGGAACTTTAGTTAACTAGAACTTCATATCAGAAAATCTATTTATTATAAATAACATCATATATTAACTCTAATAAAATAGATGACACATCACTATGATCAACGGAAAATCTTTTAACAGGGTATTTGCTGAGAGCTTATTTAATCTAGCATCTCAGAAAAAATCTAAAGTTGAAGAATCGCCTGGCTCAGAGACGGAGATATTCGAACTTATCGAAGGTACTTCTTCTTCCACCAATGACAACTCAATCATACCTGAAGCACAACATATTATTGCTGACGGTGAAACCGCGATATTTACATTAAATGCTGCTCCTTCTAGGGCGGATCTTGTAGATGTTTGGGTGAATGATGTTCTTCAACACCATGTTGAGACATATGACACTATTGGTGATGTCATTCAGTTCAGTGAAATCCCCCCGCAAGGGACGGACATTTATATTAAATTTCGTTAGTATATTATTAAACGTTTAAACACAATCCTAACTAAAACCTCATGGAGATTACTCAATGTCATTTAGACAAATTAAATCACCAGCATTAGCAGATCGGTCTATAATTAGTACCAAACTAGACTCAAGTGCTGTTACGGGACAAACCCTTCTTACCGGAATGGCCAATCCTGCAGATTGCTTTACGCTGCTATACGATGTAGGTTCTGACTCGCTTAAGAAAATTAGTACTGCGGCATTCTTCGGAAGCTTTGATACTGACGACTTGGCAGAAGGTTCCAAACAGTACTTTACACCGCAACGCGCTCAAGACGCTGTTGCCGCAGATATTGCTTCTGCTGTTGCTGTAGAAACTGCTCGTGCTACTGCTGCTGAAGGTGTTAACGCAACTTCAATCGTAACTGAAACAAATCGTGCTACCGCTGCTGAAGTTGCTAACGCAACTGCTATTTCAACAGAAACAAATCGCGCAACTGTTCGCGAAAACGCAATCGAATCCGCATACCAGACAGCTGACGCTGCCTTATCAGTTCGTATTGATAACATTCTAACAAATACTGATTCTGACGCACTTAACTCTCTAGCAGAAATTGTTGTTGCTTTCCAAAACGCTGATAGTGTATTGACCGCGTCTACTATTGCTAACTCTAGTGCTATCTCGGGTGAAGTCGCTCGCGCCACTGCTGCTGAGACTGCTAACGCAACTGCTATCGCTAGTGAAGTAACTCGCGCAACTGGCGTTGAAGCTGGTCTACAGTCTTCAATCACTAGTGAAGCGGCAACTCGTTTGGCTGCCGATGGTGCTCTTGACGCTCGTTTGACTGTTGCTGAAGGTGATGTAAGTTCACTAGAAACTGATCTTGCCGCAGAAATTTCTCGCGCTGGTCAAGCAGAACAAGTTAACGCATCTGGTCTTGCTGCGGAAATCGTTCGTGCGACTGGAGCAGAAGCTGCTAACGCTACTAACCTTCAAGCAGAAATCACTGCTCGTGCCGCTGCTGACACTTCAGTCCGCGTTGACATGACTTCATTGATTACTAATGGTGATGCTGCAACTCTTGTATCTGCTAAAGCAAATGACAACCTACTAATCGGTGACGCATCTGTCGACGGTTCTTCAGGTAATACTGTTACTGATCGTGTTAGTTCAGCAGTTGCTACTGAAACAACTCGTGCGCAGGGTCAAGAATCTGCTATTCGTAGTGAATTTGCTCTTGCCGATAGTGACCTTCAATCAGGTCTAGACGCAGAAATCGCTCGTGCTACTGCTGCTGAAGGCGTTAATGCTTCCGCAATCTCTACAGAGACTAGTCGTGCGACTGGTGAAGAAAGTCGAATCGAAGCGAAATTGGACAATGTTATTGCTAACACCGATCCCGCCGCTCTTGATTCATTGACTGAAATCGTTGCTGCGTTCGTATCTGCTGACTCTGATATGTCTGCGTTGATCGCGTCAAACACTGTAGCAATTAATGCTGAAGCTGGTGTTCGCGCATCTGCGGACTCAGTACTACAAACTAATATCACAACTGAAGCATCAACTCGCTCAGGTGCTGATACTACTTTACAATCTAATATTACTGCTGAAGCAACTGCTCGAATTGCCGGTGATGCCGCAACTCTTGTATCTGCCCAAACAGATGCGACTTCTAAAGCAGACGCTGCTGAAGCTGCCGCTATCGTTCACGCAGACGCACAAGACACCGCACTTATCGGTGACGCATCTGTTGATGGTACTGTTGGTAATACTCTTACTGCTCGTATCGCAACTGCTAAATCTCAAGCATCTACTTACACTGACACAAAGGTTTCTGCTGAAGCAGCAACTCGTTTGGCAGCTGATAACGCATTGTCTCTACGCGCATCTGCATTAGAAGGTGATGTTTCAACTCTTCAAGGTGAGATGGATACTGTTGAAGCAGACATCCTTGCTGAGACTGCTCTACGTGTATCTGGAGACGCAAGTGTTCAGGCAGGTCTTGCTGCAGAAATCACTCGTGCTACTGCTGCGGAAGGTGTTAACGCATCAGCAATCCTAGCGGAAACTACTCGTGCTACTGCGGCAGAAGTTGCTAACGCAACCGCAATCTCTAACGAAGTAACTCGCGCATCTGGTGTCGAAAGTGGACTACGTGTTGATGTAGACGCAAACACTGTTACTGGTGCTGCTAACGCTGCCGCAATTAGTGTCGAGACTACTCGTGCTCTTGCTGCTGAAGCTGTCAACGCATCTGGTCTTGCTGCAGAAATCGCTCGTGCTACTGCTGCGGAAGGTGTTAACGCAACTTCAATCGCAACTGAAGCTGGATTACGTGCTGCTGGCGATGTTGCTCTACGTACTGACGTTGACGCGAATGCCCTATCAATCTCTGGTGTTGACTCTGATCTTTCTGTTGAAATCGCTCGTGCTACTGCCGCAGAAGGTGTTAACGCATCTGGTCTTGCTGCAGAAATCGTTCGTGCTACTGGCATTGAGTCTGGTCTACGCACTGACGTTAACACAGTAACCGGTCGTGTTGATGCTATCATCGGTACTTCTCCAGAAACTCTTGATACACTTCAAGAAATCGTTGCTGCGTTCGAAGGTGCTGATTCAGACATCCAGAACATTATCAATAACAACTCTGGTCGTTTGACTGCTGCTGAAAGTGACATCGATGCTGTTGAAGTACGCGCTACTGATTTAGAGTCACGCTCAACTGCTCTTGAAGGTCGTGCTACTACTCTTGAGTCTGTGCAATTAGCACAAGGTGGTCGTCTAACAGTTAACGAAGGTGACATTGACGGTCTAGAATCTAAAGTTGGCGTTGCCACTCTAGGTACTACTGCTACTAACCTATCTGCTGCTATCAATGAAATCCACTCTGAACTAGATGTTGAAGCTGGTAAAGTTTCTACACTACAAGGTGAGATGACTGCTGTTGAAGGTCAAGTCACAGTTCTAGAAGGCGAAATGAATGCTGTTGAAGCTGAACAAGCTCTACAGGCAGGTCGTTTAACAGTTAACGAAGGTGACATCGACTCACTAGAATCTAAGATGGGTTCTGGCGTATTCGCTACAACTTCACAAACTGCTGTTGGTTCTTCGAACGAACTACACGGTGAAATTAATGCTATTGAGGCTCGCGTAGATTCTGCGGAAGCGGACATCCTTTCAAACGCTGCTGCTATCTCAGCTGAATCTTCTCGTGCGCTTGGTCAGGAAACTGCCATCCGTTCAGAATTTGCTGCTGCTGATACTGCCATAACTTCTGCTTACATTGCTGCCGATGCGGTTGTTCTTTCATCTGCCTCTGTCGACGCAACTACTAAAGCGAACAACGCTGAAGCAGCTGCTAAGATTTACGCAGACACTATTGTTGGTGACGAAGTAGTTGATCGCACGAACGCTGATGCCGTATTACAATCCGCAATCGATGCTGAAGTAACTGCCCGTCTAAGTGCTGACGCTACTCTAAGTTCACGTGCTACTGTACTTGAAACTGAAATGACTGCGACTCAGTCAGGTGCTGGTCTTGCTGCTAACGGTAACTATGTTGCTCCAAGTGGTACTAACTTCCTAGACACTGCTGTTACATTGAAAGATGCTGATAGTAAATTGGATGCTGCTCTTAAAGCGGAACAGACTCGTGCTCTTGCTGCTGAAGGCGCAAACACTACTTCAATCAACAACGAAATTGCTGCTAGAATCGCAGGCGACTCTGACCTACAGGTTAGTCTTGACGCGGAAGTATCACGTGCTCTTGCTGCTGAAGGTGTATTGACATCTAACGTTTCTATTAACGCTGCTTCGATTGTGACTGAATCTAATTCACGTCAAAGTGCCGATGCTAACTTACAGTCTCAGATCGACTTTATTAAAGCCAACACTGATTCTGCTGCTCTGGATTCGTTAACTGAAATCGTAGCTGCCTTCCAGGCTGCTGACGGTACTCTTACTGGTCTAGTATCTCAGAACCAAACTGATATCGCAACTAACGCTTCAGGTCTTGCTGCGGAACTTACCGCACGTGCGGCACAGGGTTCTGCGATTCGTGGTGAGTTCGCTGCTGCTGACACTCTTCTTCAGACAAACATTAACGGTAAGGTTTCTAAGTCTGGCGATGCGATGTCTGGCGATCTAGACATGTCCGGTAACAAGGTCGGTGGTCTTGCAGACGGTACGGTTTATGCTGACGCAGTTAACAAAGGTCAGTTGGACGCGGGTCTTGCTGCACAGCATATCTCTCAGTTTGATACTAGCGACCTTCTAGAAGATCCGAATGGTACTAACCTTTACTTCACAAATGCTCGCGTTCACGCGGCAGTATCCGTCACTGACGTTTCTGGTGAAGGTAATGTTTCTGTAACAAACGGTGTGTTCTCTTTAAACACTGCTAAGGCATTCGTTGAACTAACTGATGTTACAGATTCAACTATCACTGGTAAGGAAGGTTTTGTTGCTCGTGTTAAGACTGATGGTTCTGGTATCGAACTTGTTGACCCAACACAGCTGGCGTTTAACAATGCTCAACGTCAGACTATTAGTGGTGACGGTGCTCAGACTACATTCGCATTAAACTTCGCAACTCTAGAAGCTAACGCGATGGTATTTGTTGGTGGTGTTGTACAGGATCCATCTGTACACTATAACATCGACTCTGAAGCACAGACAATCAGTTTCAACGCAGCGATTCCTGTTGGTACACAAGCGGTAGTTATCGCTCAGTCTACTAACTCGGTTGGTGTACTAGATCCTAAGTCTGTTGGTCTAGAAACTCTTGCTGATAACATCAAAGTCTTCGAACAAGGCAATGATATTGTTGTAGGAACTTCTGCTACAGTAGTTTCTTCATTCAACTCAGCAAACTACCGAACTGCTAAGTACATCGTTACTGTCGCAAATGGTAGTGAGTTCGAAACACGCGAATGTCTAGTTATTCACAACGGAACTGACGCTTTCATCACTGAATACGGTATCGTATACACTGGTGCGGCATTACTAGGTGATACTGATATACGTGTTACTGGTTCTACTGTTGAACTATTATACACTTCTGTATCAGCTGGTTCTGTAGTTTCTGTATCTGCTACATACGTCGACGCATAATAACTTTAACCCTAGGTGGAGGGGGATTCGTCCCCCTCCGCAAATAAAAATTCTAAAACAAAGGTAATAAAATGTCTTCGAACAAAAAATTTAGAATTCAGAATGGCGTTAACATAATCGGTGAACTGTCTATCGATGATATTACTATCATTGATGCGAACGGTAACGTTAGTGCGGATGCGATTGCTACCGCAGTTGCGTCACTAACCGCAGGCGACTTGGCTGATTTGCAGGCACAGGTAACTACAATTCTTGGGAGTTCTCCGGAATCTCTGGATACTTTACAAGAGATTGTTGCTGCTTTTGAAGCTGCGGACAGTACTTTAACCGGAACTGTTGCTGCTAACGCATCTGCTATTACTACAATTAATAACACTCTGGCGAGTGGAGTCGCAACTCCTGCTGACATTAGTGGCTTAGATTCCGATATTGGTGTCCTAGAAACATTTGTCAAAGGTGGTGCTTCACTTTCAACTGTCGCGACTAATGTTGTTCCGGCAATTAACGAACTAGTATCTGAAGTTGCTACTGTAAAAAGTGCGCAGACCGGAGATACTACAACTCTAACTTCAGCAATTAATACTGCTAAATCAGAAGCAATCTCTGCAGCATCTGCTGACGCAACTACTAAAGCAGACGCTGCTGAAGCTGCTGCAAACGCATATACTGATACTGAAGTTGCCGCATTGGTTGCTTCTGCTCCTGGCGCACTAGATACTCTTAACGAGTTGGCAGCTGCCTTGGGTGACGACGCGAACTTTGCGTCATCAATTACTGCGTCTATCGCAACTAAAGCTGACGATACTGCGACTACTGCTGCTCTTGGTCTCAAGGCAAACGCATCTGATGTTGCTGCATCATTTAGTGCGGAAGAATCTGCTCGTGACAGTGATGTCCTTGCAGCAATCGCTACCTCATCCGCAGACGCGACTTCTAAAGCAGACGCTGCCCAACTGGCGGCGGAAACTACGGCATCCGCAGACGCAACTACTAAGGCAGATGCTGCCAAAGTGGCAGCGAACGCATATGCGGTTTCTATTGTTAGTAGCACTGTTGACGCTGAAGCGAATACTCGTGCCGCTGCTGATACCGCGTTAAGTTCTCGTATAACTGCGGTAGAAGGATATTCTACTACTGATATTCCACAAGGTTCTAATGAGTACTTCACTACTGCCAAGGCACGTGCGTCGGTACAAGCTGGTACTGGATTGTCTTATAACCAATCAACCGGTGAGTTTTCAACTAACCTAGTTGCTGGTGACGGTGTTAGTGTATCTGGTGGTACTATCTCTATTGATGGTACATCTATCGGGCAGAATTTGGTTCCTTCTCTAGATGACACGTATAGTCTTGGTTCTCCGGACAAAGTATGGCGTGATGTGTATATCGGCCCTGGCTCATTATACATCAACGGTACTAAAATCCTTGAGGACAACAGCGGTACAATCACAATGTACGCGGACTCAGGTCAGAACCTATCATTCGGTACTTCCGGTGGTGGTGTAATTGATCTAAACGCTGGTTCAGAATCTATTCAGGTTAAATCTAATTTTATCCTGTCTTCTGGCAAAACAATCACAACTGTTGGTGGCGCTGCTACTCAATTCGGCGGTGACGTTGAAATGAATGGTAACTGCATCTTTAATGTTGCGGTTCCACAAACAGACGGCGAAGCTGCTAACAAAGGATATGTTGATAGTAAGATTGCTGCTGATCACGTAGGTAATAAGTCTTTCTTAGGCGACGTTGATGTTCAAGGTAATTTATCTGTTCAAGGTACTGTAACTACAGTTAACTCTGAGACTATCTCATTAGCAGATAACATCATTGACTTGAACTCAAATGTTACTTCTGGTACTCCGACTGAGAATGCTGGTTTCCGCGTAATGCGTGGTGACGAAGCTGCTGCTCAGATTCGATGGAATGAAACCTCAGATCAGTGGGAAGTATTCGACGGTTCTTCTTACACTAAGATTGCGCTATCTACTAGCGACCTAGTGGAAGGTTCTAATGAGTACTTTACTGATGCTAAAGCAAAATCAGCTGTTGCGGCAGATATCGCATCTGCGGTTACTGCTCTAGACAATGACCTACAGGGACAGATTCATACTCTAAGTTCTGGTGCGTCTACTGAAGCATCAACCCGTGCGTCTGCTGATAGTGTACTTCAAGGTAATATCACGGCAGAAGTTACTCGTGCTACTGCTGCGGAAGGTGTTAATGCGACAGCAATTTCATCTGAAGCATCAACCCGTGCGTCTGCTGATACTACTCTCCAGAGTAATATTGATGCGGAACAACTTGCTCGCGAAAGTGCTGACAGTGATCTACAGAGTCAGATTACAGCAGAAGTTACTTCACGCGCAAACGCTGTATCAGGTCTAATCACTGATGTTGCGAATGCTAATACTGCTCGTATCACAGGTGATAACAACCTACAAGCGGCAATTACTTCTGTACAGAATGCGGTTAACGCAATCACTACCGGTACAATTCCTGCTCTAGATACTATAGTAGAAGTTGTTGCTGCGTTTGAGGCTGCTGACGGTAATTTACAGTCATTGATGAGTGGAAACTCTTCAGCGATTAATGTTATTGACGGTCGTGTAGATACTTTAGACTCAGATATGGCAGTGGTTCAGGGACTCGCATCTGCCACAGCATCTACAGTAGCTGTTCAGGGTGGTCGTCTGTCTACTGAAGAAGGTAATGTTGATTCGTTACAGACATTCACTGGTATAGGTACTGCTCTTGATACTACTGCTGCTTCACTAGCAGTTGCTATCAACGAACTACACGGTGAATTAAATACTGCTGTCACTTCAATCAGTAACGAAATCACTCGTGCTACTGCTGCGGAAGGTGTCAACGATACTGCGATTACTTCGGAAGCATCAGCTCGTTCTGCTGCGGATATCCTCTTACAGGGTAACATTGATACAGAAGCATCAACTCGTGCGGCTGCTGATAGTGACCTACAGGTCGGTCTTGCTGCCGAATTGGTTGTTCGTGCTGCCGGTGATACTACTCTCCAGAATAACATTAACACAGAAGTTGCGTTACGTGTTGCTGGTGATAATTCACTTCAGAATCAGATTAACAGTATTGTCTCTAACACTGATCCAGCTGCTTTGGATTCATTGACAGAGATTGTTGCTGCTTTCCAATCTGCTGATGGAACGTTACAAGGATTGGTCAGTTCTAACAATGCTAGTATCTCTACTTTAAATACTAAAGTAGGTGCTATCGAAAATTGGGACACTGATGACCTAAGTGAAGGTACTAACAAGTACTGGACTCCGGAACGTACTAAGTCGGTATTGTCTGGTGGTCTATGTATCACTTACAATTCAACCACTGGTGAAATCAAGATTGACGAAGCGGAAACTGCTTCATCTCTACACGTAGCATCATCTACTAACGCGAACGGTTTGGGTGGACAAGCTCCTTCTCACTACCGTATTGACATCTATGATATCAATGGTGTTATTGTAAACTAATATTACTAATAAGTAGTATGCGAAAGGGGACACTTCGGTGTCCCTTTTTTTATGTGCGCTATAAAACGTATAAATAGAACTAGAATAACTTTAGGACGCACCTCATGTATGTAACTAACCGAGATGATTTGATGGACTATTGCTTGCGTGCATTAGGGCACCCAGTAGTAGAAGTCAATATAGATGAAGAACAATTGGATGACCGTGTAGACGAAGCACTTCAGTGGTTTCGTGAATTTCATCCAGATGGAAGTAAACGCTTTTACTTGAAGCATCAATTGACTCAGGAAGATATCGACAATCAATCTATCGATTTTCCTGACAATTTGGATATGATAAGTGTAGTTCGTATGCTCCCCATGTCCTTTAACGGTTCACAGAATGGATGGTTCAGTGACGCATGGCAGTACATGAAATTTACCATGTCAGACTTTGTTGCCGGAAATGGCATCTTGGGAGACCTTGCTCAGTACGAACAGATGCAGCAACACTTATCGTTGTTGGACATGAAGTTAACTGGACAACCAGAGATTTTATTCGATAGACAATATAATAGAATAAATCTAACTATAGGTAAAAGCAAACTTACTGCGGGGGATTATATCGTATTTGAGGTATATGGTATTAGAGACCCAGACGATTCAATAACAGAATATAACTCTCTTTGGAATCATCGTTTTCTCAAATCATATTGTACTGCGCTCATTAAGAGACAGTGGGGTACTAACTTGATTAAGTTTGATGGAATGACATTGCCAGGCGGTGTCACTGTAAACGCTCGTCAAATCTATGAAGATGCTCTACAAGACATCGAAAAAATCATGGAGAAATTCCGTGAAGAGGAAGACGAAGGCCCAATCTTTTTTGTAGGGTAACCCATGGCAACTAATCCATATATAAGTCAAAATCACAGACCAGAACAGAGTTTATACGAAGACTTAATTATAGAGTCTATTAAATTCTATGGTCAGGACATTTATTATCTACCCCGAGAAGTTGTAGAGAGGGAAGATATCTTTCTGGACAGCATTCAGTCCCAGTTCTCTGACGCCTATAAGGTAGAGGTTTTCATAGAGAATACTGACGGATTTGACGGAGAGGGAGACCTGTTCACCAAGTTTGGTATCGAGTTACGCGATCAAGCAACATTTGTGATTGCTCGTCGGCGATGGCAGGAATTAATTGGTGATAAACTATCAGACAAGAAATTCAGACCAAGGGAGGGTGATGTTATATTCTTACCTCTATCTCAGTCTTTGTTCGAGGTCAAGAAAGTTGAGACTGAAACTCCTTTCTATCAGTTATCCCAGTTACCACTCTTCCGTATGCAGTGTGAGTTGTTTGAGTTCTCTGATGAAGACTTTGACACTGGTGTTGATGCGATTGATATTGTAGAAAAAGAACACGCCTATCAGTATCATATGACTATGGCTGAACCAGATTCTAACCAAGGTGGTTTCTACGAGACCGGAGAATACGTATTCCAGACGTTTGACGATTTTGAACTTGGCGGTGAAGTTACTGCGTGGAACAGTCAAACACGTGTGCTATCTATCGCGCACACGGGTGCTGATGACGGACAATACCACATGTGGTCTGATGACCGAGAAGTATTTGCGGAGTCTGGTGCGGTGTATATGCCGGTACAGGGAACCATTGGGGATAATGTAAACGAAATACAACCTCTATCACAGAATAAAATATTTGATGATTTCGAAAATGATTTCCTAGACTTTTCAGAATCGAACCCCTTCGGAGATGTTTCATAATGTTAGGTACTTATTTTTATAACAAGCGAGTAAGGACTTCTGTATCTATATTTGGTTCTCTGTTTAATGACATACATGTTTTGAGAACAGACTCTAACGGTAAAGTCTTATCACAAGTCAAAGTACCATTATCTTATGCTCCGAAGAGGAGTTTCTTAGAGAGACTCGAAGAGATGTCGCAAGGTGAAGAGGCTGAACGTCGCGTCGCCATTAAGTTACCTAGAATGTCCTTCGAGATAATTGGTATTAATTATGACCCGCAGCGTCAGTTACCTAAAATGAATACGTTTAATGCGGCACCTATTGGTGAAAGAAAAGATTTATACACAGGTGTTCCGTATATATTGTCGTTTCAATTAGCAGTTTATGCTAAATCGCAAGATGATGCGTTACAAGTGGTTGAACAAATTATACCATACTTTGCTCCGCAATACACGCTCTCGGTAAAACCATTCAGCGATTTACCCGATATAGTCGAAGATATTCCGGTCACTCTCACTGGTGTAGATTTTCAAGATGATTATGAAGGCCCATTAGAGCAACGTAGAACAATTATATATAATCTTAACTTTGAGATGAAAACTAATTTCTACGGGCCAGTGAAGGAAGGCACGCTTATTAGAGAAGTTAACACTAATATACACATGCTTTCCAATGATGATTTAAACCCGTTCTTGAGTAATATAAGAATTACTACAGACCCAATTGACGTGAGTCCTGATAGTGACTATGGATTTACTATAGAGATTAATGATGAGCAAAGTCCCAACGGTATCTAACAAAGAAGAGAAACGTAATTTTGTACATGAACAAGACTATGAATACTCTCGTGAAACTTACTACGACCTTATTGAAAAGGGTCGTGAGTCTTTAGAGTTGATGATTGAGGTAGCTCGCGAAAGTGAGCACCCCCGAGCATTTGAAGTTCTGGCTGGTATGATTAAAGGTATCGCTGACGTTAACGATAAGTTAATGGATTTGAACAAGAAGCAGAAAGAACTTTTAAAAGACGATAGACCCGCAGACGCAACAACTACTAATAACAATTTATTTGTAGGTTCTACTACAGACCTTCAGCGCATGTTATTGGGTGGTAATGAAAAGGTGATTGATCAGGACGATTCATAATGGCATCTTTCACTAAGAACTCCTATCTCGGAAACCCTCAAGTAAAACGTGACGGTGTCTCAGAGGAGTGGGATAAGAAGAAACTTCGAGAATACCAGAAGTGTATGAAAGACCCCGCGTATTTCTGTAGGAAGTATGTTAAGGTAGTTCATCTTGATAAAGGTCTAGTACCTTTCGATCTATATGATTATCAAGAAAATATGTTTAATCACTTTAATGATAATAGATTTTCTATCGTTCTCGCTTGTAGGCAATCTGGTAAATCAATTAGTTCGGTAGGGTATATTTTATGGTATGCCGTATTTCATCCAGAAAAGACTATTGCGGTTCTTGCTAACAAAGGCGCGACGGCACGTGAGATGTTATCTCGTGTAACACTCATGTTAGAGAACCTCCCGTTCTTCCTACAGCCTGGCTGTAAAGCACTTAACAAAGGGTCAATAGAGTTCTCTAATAACTCTCGTATCATTGCTGCAGCAACCTCTGGTTCTTCTATTCGTGGTATGTCGGTTAACCTTCTGTTCCTAGACGAGTTTGCGTTCGTAGAGAATGCGGCAGAGTTCTATACATCAACCTATCCTGTAATTTCGTCCGGTAAGGACACAAAAGTTATCATAACAAGTACCGCAAACGGTATTGGTAATACTTTCCAAAAGATATGGGAAGGTGCTGTACAGGGTGTTAATGCCTACAAACCGTTTCGTGTAGATTGGTGGGATGTCCCTGGCCGAGACGAGAAGTGGAAAGCGCAAACTATAGCAAACACCTCCTCCTTACAGTTTGACCAAGAATTTGGTAATACGTTCTTCGGTACGGGTAATACTCTCATTGAGGGTCAGATACTTCTAGATTTACGTGCGCGTCAACCAGTTCGTCGATTGGAAGGCGGGGACGTATCAGTATATGAAGAACCCATTATAGATCACCAGTATATCATGACCGTTGATGTTTGTCAAGGGCGTGGACAAGATTATTCTACATTTACTATATTTGATGTTTCAGTACAACCATTCAAACAGGTATGCGTGTATCGCAATAACCGAATATCCCCAATTCTTTATCCCAACATAATATATAAATATGCTACCGTATACAACGAAGCGTATGTTGTCGTAGAGAACAATGACCAAGGTATGGTCGTGTGTGTTGGTCTATATCAAGACTTAGAGTATGAGAACATCCATCTAGAGTCAGCAATCAAGGCAGATTCTATTGGTATTCGTATGGACAAAAAAGTCAAACGAATTGGATGTTCGGCAATCAAGGACATCATCGAAAATCATAAACTAGATATTTACGATGAAAATACTATCATGGAAATATCAACCTTTATATCTAAGGGGTTGTCTTTCGAAGCGAGTGACGGTAACCATGATGACTTAATGATGAACCTTGTGATGTTTGGATACTTTGTTAGCTCACAATCTTTTGGCAATGTTGCGGATGTTGATTTTAGAACAATGCTATTTGAACAACGAATGAAAGAGATTGAAGACGACATACCCCCATTCGGAATTATTGATGATGGCTCATCATATAGTACCGAACTTGACCTGACAGATCCCTATAATGCTGGTTGGCATGACATATCAGCACAGCAGTTTACTCCCGAAGAATGGTAGATTTAAAAATAATATAAATAGAAGTATTGAGAAAAAAATCCGTATTATGATAAACTTATTATACCTTAATCGAAAAGGAAACTATTATGGCTCTTAAATCGTCAGAGTCTCCAAATGTTACAGTACGCGAAGTCGATCTAACAGGCGTTGTTCCTGCTACGTCTAGTACTACTGGCGCATTCGCTGGAGAATTTAACTGGGGCCCCGCACTTAAACCAACTATCGTTTCTAACGAAGCAGAGTTGGCACTTAAATTTGGGTCACCTGTACAAGGAGGCGCGGCCGCCTCAGACTTTTTGTCTGTTGCGCAATTCCTCAAATATTCATCAACTGCATACGTTACGCGTATTGTAAGCGATGGAGACACTAACGCTGTTGCTGAAGGTTCGGCAGGCGGGACAGAGGTTGTTGCCGGTGGTAGCGATCTAACTTTGCGGTATGTCACCGAAGGCGAAGTGTATTTCTATGAATTACCCTTCCGCGTCGGAGATAATGCGTTAAACCCTGTAATTGATAGCACATGGAAAACTAATGTTCTTGACGCCACCGGAGCCGTAGTTCATGCTGTCGGCACTTCGGCTGATGGTGAGTTGACATTAACAACTCCTCCGCTAACTGGTAACAGTCGGTTAGTATATACCCCTGAAGCTGACGGTGATGGAGTGGTAACTCCACATCCAGAAATCGTAGCAACATGGTTATATGACCAACCACTACCTACTGGTATCCAAGTACTTAATGCTGAAGATTACGAACAGCAAGATTTGGATTTTTACAAGATTATAGCACGCTATCCTGGCGACCGTGGTAACCTCATTAGTGTTCAAGTTTGCCCTCCTGCAGCATTTGCCCAATGGACTTACGCAAGCAAGTTTTCTTCTGCGCCAGTAGGTAATGAAGTTCACGTCGTGATCTTAGTCGACGGTGAAGTTGTTGAGACTCACGAGTACTTATCAACTGTTGAAGGCGCAAAACTACCAGACGGTTCAGCGAACAATGTATTGGATGTTATCAATAACAAATCCGATTGGGTTTGGGCGTCTAGCATTGGTACTTTAACAACTAGTGTTGTGACATTCACCTTGTCAGGTGGAGCTAACGGTGTACATGGTAAGGCGGACTATATTCGCGCATTCGACCAGTACGCAGACGTAGATTCAATTACAGTAGATTTCTTAGTAGCACCTTCTCGCGGAGCAAATGACGGGATTGATGTTGAGGTAGCAGCTTTGGCCAAAACACGTAGAGATTGTGTTGCGGTAGCATCTCCTTATGGGGACGCAGTCAAAGCATCAAGCATGGACGACATTATAGCTTGGTCTAATGGATTACCCGACAGCGATTACCTCATTTGTGACGGTAACTGGTTAAAGGTATACAACAAGTATCAGGACAAGTACGAGACTATCGCGGCGGCATCATCTACCGCAGGTATCATGGCAGCAGCAGATAGAGATTCAGCACCTTGGTTCTCACCAGCTGGTTCACGTCGTGGTCAATACTTTGGTGTAACATCTCTTGTCTTCAATCCAACCAAGGCACAACGTGATACATTATATAGCGCAAAAGTAAATCCAATCGTCAGCTTGCCTGGCCAAGGTACTGTACTATTCGGTGATAAGACTCACCTATCACGTCCATCAGCATTCGACCGTATCAACGTACGTCGTTTGTTCTTGGTGATTGAACGTTCAATCGCAGAGGCGGGTAAAAATGCAATGTTCGAATTCAACGATGAGTTTACTCGCGCAGAATTTGTTAACATCGTAGAACCGTTCCTACGTGAGATTCAGGGTCGTCGCGGTATCACTGACTTCCGTGTTGTTTGTGATGAAACAAACAATACATCAGCAGTCGTTGATCGTAACGAATTCGTAGCAACAGTCTTCATCAAACCAGCACGTTCTATCAACTACGTAACATTAAACTTCGTAGCAGTTAGATCAGGTGTCGAGTTTGAAGAAGTCGTTGGCACAGTTTAAGGAGATATATAATGTCACTAAGAGTCGATGATTTTAAAGCAAAACTGAAAGGTGGTGGTGCTCGTACCAACCTTTTCAAAGCTACATTAAACTTTCCTGCCTATGCTGGCGGAGACGCAGAACTTACATCGTTTATGTGTAAGGGTGCTCAGTTGCCAGCATCGACAATGGGATTTGTAGAAGTTCCTTTTCGTGGTCGTATGCTTAAGATAGCAGGGGATCGGACATTCGAAACTTGGACAATCACTGTCTTAAACGACACTGGTTTCGAGGTTCGAAATTCTATGGAACGTTGGATGAACGGTATGAACGCACATAGTTCAAATACTGGTATCACCAACCCAGTCTTATATCAATCTGACCTCATTGTTGAGCAGTTAGATAAAGATGGTTCTACTGTAAAAACTTATAACCTTCGTGGATGTTTTCCGACTAACGTTTCATCAATTGAAGTTAGTTATGATAACGAAGCAATCGAAGAGTTTACAGTTGAGTTTCAAGTCCAGTATTGGGAATCTAATACGACTAGTTAATAATGGTATAAGTAAGTGTATCGTGGGGAGAATACTCCCCACTTTTCTTATCGTGAGGATATATGGCAGATAATAGTTTTTTTAAAGCGTTTGGTTTTGAATTAAAGAAAGTTGAGAAACCTGAAGCCAAAAAGGCGCAATCAATAGTTCCCGCAGTCGATGAAGATGGCGCGGGCTATGTGTCAGCGTCTGGTTCTTATTTTGGTCAATATGTAGACCTAGAAGGAACTGGAGCCAAAGACAACCAAGAACTTATTAAAAAATATCGTACTATTGCGGAACATCCAGAATGTGATGCTGCTATTGAAGATATTATTAATGAGGGTATTGTTGGCGGCGAGTTAGAATCAGCTGTAAGTATTAATTTAGACAAAGTCAAAACAACAGACAGCATTAAAAAAACCATTACCGAAGAGTTCAACAACATTTGTTCTATGTTGAATTTTGAAGAACATGGACACGACATCTTCCGTTCGTGGTATGTAGATGGACGTTTGTACCACCATTTAGTGGTAAACGAGTCCAATTTAAAAGCGGGTATTGTAGAAATTCGACCTATCGATGCTACTAAGATGAGGAAGGTAAAAGAAGTAAAGTACAAGAAAGATGAGAAGACTGGTGCTAAGATCGTAGATAAAACTCTGGACTTCTACATCTATCAAGAACGTGCCGGTGGTACTAACGGAGTAAAACTTACTCCAGACTCAGTAAATTATGTCACGTCGGGTCTATTAGACTCCTCGAAGAAGCGTGTGTTATCATATTTACATAAAGCAGTCAAACCAGTTAATCAGTTACGTATGATGGAAGACTCTCTAGTCATCTATCGTATGGCACGTGCGCCTGAACGTCGTATCTTCTATATTGACGTGGGCAACTTACCGAAGGGTAAAGCTGAACAACATATCAAAGATATTATGTCACGTTATAGAAACAAAGTAGTCTATGACGCGAGTAGCGGTGAAATTAAAGATGACCGTAAACATATGTCTATGCTCGAAGATTTCTGGTTACCTCGTCGCGAAGGTGGTCGTGGTACTGAGATTAGTACACTACCTGGCGGTGAAAACCTAGGACAGATTGACGACATTATATACTTCCAGAAGAAGTTATATAGGTCACTTAATGTTCCTCTAAATAGACTCGAACAAGAGGCGCAATTTAGTTTAGGTCGTTCTACAGAGATTGGTCGAGATGAAGTTAAATTTCAGAAGTTCATTGACCGTCTGCGTAAAAAGTTCTCTCATCTGTTCATTGATATTCTGAAGAAACAACTTCTTCTTAAAGGTATCTGTACAGAACAGGATTGGGAACTATGGAAACGTGAGATTCAAGTAGACTATAACAGGGATAATCACTTCACTGAGATGAAGGATGCTGAGTTGTTGCGTGAACGTCTACAGACTATGGATCAGGTTTCACAATATGTAGGTGAATATTTCTCACGTGAGTGGGTAATGAAGAATGTCATGATGATGAATGATGACGATATAGAAAATATGCGTAAAGAAGTTGAAGCAGAAAATGCCAACTCTGACGACGCGGATGATTTGGAGATATAATATGACTGAAGTAACAACCGTAGTAAATGAAGATATCGAAGAGCCAGGCATGGACTTTGTCAATGCTCTACAAGGTGGAGACTTCCGTTCCGCAGAAAGTATATTCAACGATATGCTCGCGGATAAAGTACAGTCGTCTTTAGACGCAGAGAAAATCGCAGTCGCAGGACGGATATTCAATGATGAAGAAGAATTAGACGGTGATGACCTAGACGATGATCTAGAAGATGATTTAGACGACGAAACCGAGTCTGACGAAGACTGATTCTAACATGAATCTAACTAAGAAGATGGTTCACATTTGGATTGGGCCTTTTAAACCCCCCATCCAATGGATGAATACGTGGAAAGAGAAACACCCCGATTGGGACTATAGTATATTCACCGATGAGATGTACAAGTCACGCACGTGGTATAATCAACATCTCATGGATGAGTACTATTCCAAAGAAGTTTGGGCAGGTGTCGCAGATTTAATTCGTTATGAATTATTATATGAGGACGGTGGTTTCTTACCACCCGCAGACGCTATATGCTATGAGAATATGGATGAAGTGTTCACCAGCCCGTCAGATTATGCGTACACCGTATATGAAAATGACAGGGATGAACATATAGCACCGAACTGGATATCCCCTATACAGGCATGTAACGCGGGGAATACCTTAGTTAAGTTATTGATAGATACCTTACATGAATTGAAAGTAGAAGAGCTTAGTTTAAAACCGTGGCAGTCTACCGGTAATGAATTTCTCTCACAGTTTGTACCTGATAAAGAGAAACATAAATTAACTATCTGGCCTTCCTATTATACTATCCCGAGGCATTATTCTATTCGTTCCACTCCTTATATGGGTAATGATAAGATATATGCTGAACAAATGTGGGGAAGTACAAAGAAAATTTACGTTTAAGTTTTATTTTTGTATAAATAATAGGAAAAGAGTAAAAGATGAAATCATTTCAACAAATTAGAGAATCATCTAAAAAAGTCTTCAGTAAGAAGATGGGTGGTTATCCGGTAGTAATTAATCAGACCAAAAAAGGGTTTGAGTTGAATATTGATGGAGACTACGTAGATGCTTTCAAGACGCAGAAGGAAGCAGAGTCAACTGCTAAACAAGTCCTCATAGACTTAGGAAAATTAAAATGAAGCTGATTACCGAATTTAATGACAGCCACGATTTACAGTGTATCGTGGAAGCCAAGGAGAATGGCGAAAAGAATTATGTCATCGAGGGTGTGTTCGCACAAGCAGATTCAAAAAACCGTAATGGGCGAATTTACCCCAAAGCAATTATGGAACGTGCTGTAAATAAGTACGTTACCGAACAAGTTAGCAAGAAGAGAGCAGTCGGTGAGTTAAATCATCCGGAAGGCCCAACTGTTAACTTGGATAAAGTTTCGCATTTAATCACTGACCTTCACTTTGAAGGCAATGATGTAATCGGAAGGGCGCAAATATTGGACACTCCTATGGGTAAGATTGTAAAAGGTCTTCTTGCTGGTGGTGTTCAACTAGGAGTGTCAACTCGTGGTATGGGAAGTCTTGTGAGCAAAAATGGCATAAATTATGTCGGAGAAGACTTTATTCTTAGTACAGTAGATATCGTACAAGACCCAAGTGCACCAAATGCTTTTGTTAATGGTATTATGGAAGGTGTAGACTGGGTTTGGAATAATGGAATTCTTGAGCCTCAAGCAATTGAAGAGATAGAGACTGAAATCAAAGCAACACCCGCTGCATATCGACCTGAAGTGCAGATGCGTGAGTTTAAGAATTTCCTCTCGTTAATCAAATCTAAACTATAAGGAGTCACTATGACTAATCTTAAAAAAGAAGTCGAAGTTGAAATCCGCGATAGCATTGTTGATACTAACGAAATCGTGGAGGAAACTCTGGACGAAGCACAAGCACCTAAAGCGAAGGGTAAGGCAGAGGCTACACCAGTATCCGAACCTGAGTCAATCGCATCGGTAGATAAGGCTGCGGACGCTACATCCAAAACATCGCTTCCAAAAACCAAGGCAGGAATGTTGAACGCAATGTACCAAACCGCTTCAAAAATGAAGAAAGGTGACTTGCAAGCAGCATATGCCAAAGTATGTGAACAAGCCGGTGTAGATCTGGATGAAGATGTTGCACAAGAAAACGACACTCAATCACAATTACGTGCTATTGTCGAAGGTGAAGCAACTCTATCTGAAGAGTTCAAGGAAAAGACCGCACTTATTTTCGAAGCAGCTGTTAAAACAAAGTTGTCAGAAGAAGTAACGCGTCTTGAAGAACAATACACAGAAGAATTATCTGAAGAAGTTGAGTCTATTAAGACTGACCTCGTAACAAAAGTAGATTCTTACCTAAACTATGTAGTTGAAACTTGGATGGAAGACAACAAGTTAGCGATTCAAAGTGGTCTACGTACCGAAATCGCAGAAAACTTTATGTCATCAATGAGAGATCTATTCGTAGAATCTTATGTTGACGTTCCAGAATCCAAGGTTGACCTAGTTGACGAATTAGCATTACAAGTTGACGAGTTAGAAGAAAAACTAAACGCAACAACTGGTGACGCAATTCAACTCGCAGAAGAACTTGAAACTTACAAGCGTAATACTCTTATTGCTGAAGCTTCACGTGACCTTGCGGACACCCAAGCAGAAAAGTTAAAAGAACTCGTTGAGAACGTAGACTTTGAAGACGAAGCAAGCTTCGTTAAGAAAATCGCTACTATCAAGCAATCATACTTTTCTAAAGAAATCCCAGAGCCAATCACCGAATCAGCATCCGCTGACGCTGATGAAGAAGTTGAAGTATCTTCCATGATGGAAGGCTACATCTCTGCTCTACGAAAAACCTCTAAAAAATAAGGAATACTAAAATGCAATCTTTTGATACTCTTATCGAAAAATGGGCTCCAGTTCTTAACGAAGAGTCTGCGGGCGCGATCCACGATCACCACCGTAAAGCAGTAACCGCTGCTATCCTAGAAAACCAAGAAAAAGCAATGATGGAAGAGCGTGTTGCTTACTCTGGTTTCATGACCGAAGACGCATCTGGCGGAGCCAACACTGGTTCTGTATCTAAGTGGGATCCAGTATTGATCTCTCTAGTACGTCGTGCAATGCCTAACCTAATGGCATATGACGTATGTGGCGTACAGCCAATGTCAGGCCCAACTGGTCTTATCTTCGCGATGAAGTCACGTTACGACGGCGGAGCTACTACTAACCCTGAAGCACTATTCGGCGAAGCTGATACTGGTTTCTCTGGCGCGGGCACTCACCCTGCCGGTAAAGGTACTACTACCGCAGCTGGTGAAGCTCTTGGTCGTGGCGGCGTTGACGTTGAAGGTCAACCTTCAGGTTCATTCGCAGAAATGGGTTTCACAATCGAGAAAGCAACTGTAACTGCTAAGTCTCGTGCGTTGAAGGCTGAATACTCTCTAGAACTAGCACAAGATTTGAAAGCAATCCACGGTTTGGATGCTGAAACAGAACTTGCTAACATTCTTTCTACTGAGATTCTTGCTGAAATCAACCGTGAAGTTATTCACACAATTAACAGCCAAGCGAAGCAAGGCGCGACTACTTCAAACGTTATCGTTCCAGGCACATTCGATCTAGAAACTGATGCTGACGGCCGTTGGTCTGCAGAGAAGTTCAAGGGTCTAGTAGTTCAGTTGGATCGCGAAGCGAACGCAATTGCTAAAGAAACTCGTCGTGGTAAAGGTAACGTAGTAATCTGTTCTTCAGATGTTGCTACTGCTCTTGCTGCCTCTGGTATGCTTGACTACACACCTGCTATGTCTACTGGTCTTCAGGTTGACGATACTGGTAACACTTTTGCTGGTGTTCTTAACGGTCGCACTAAGGTCTATATCGACCCATATGCCTCTTCAGACTACATCACTGTAGGTTATAAAGGTACTAACGCATATGACGCAGGTATTTTCTACTGCCCATACGTACCTCTCCAGATGGTTAAAGCTGTCGGCGAGAATGACTTCCAGCCACGTATCGGGTTCAAGACTCGTTATGGTATGGCGTCTAACCCATTCGTAGGTGCTGCACCTGCCGATGGTCTAGCGCTTGCTGGTACTAACCAGTACTACCGTCGATTCAACGTTGCTAACATCATGGGTAACACCCCTGCTGCATAAGCAATAATGAATAAAAAATAGAGTAGGGTTAACCTACCACTTTTAAACCCTCATCTTCGGATGGGGGTTTTTTTATGCGTATAAATATATGTAAGGAAGATGTTCTACGTATCAAGTGGTACGTACTGCACATGAGTGGGTAGGAGACCACCCTCGGAATTACAGGATAGGAGATTACTATGCGTATAATCGCAATTGCGTTCGCATTGGCTCTGTCTGCTTGTTCAACCGTCGAGTCAACTATTGATGGTACGGGTGGTATTATTAAAGGTGTCAGTTCCGATGTCTTTGGTATCACTGCCGGTGTTTTGGATGTAACGTCTAACGTGATTAAAGATGTTGCTGATAAGACGGGGACAGCTGCGACAGCACCCGAAGAAACAAAGTAAGGAGTATGCCGACCAAGGATGGTACTTAATTCTCGTATAAATACATGCGAGTCGTCCGAGGATATGTCATGAGCATTAATAAAAATTTTCTACAACCCACTGGGTTTAAAATCATTATAGACAAAGAGAAATACTCTAGTCTAGAATACTTCGCGCTGTCAGTACAGCACCCAGGCTCTATTGTAAATACAATAGAAGTTCCTATCCCTAGGTTGATGGGAATGCCCATGTCGGGATCAAAACTTACTTATTCAGAATTGTCGGTTAATCTTATTCTGGACGAAGATATGTCCGCATATAAAGAAATGCAATCGTGGATGGAAAGAACTGTAACTGAGAACGAAACATCGGCACTATATAATGATATAACATTAATTATCCTAACAAGCCACAATAACGGAAACGTTCGCATTAAGTATAAGGATTGTGTACCTACAAGTATTGGCGCAATCGAATTCAATTCTACTTCAGGTGATGTTCCAGTATTAACTTTTGATGCTGTGTTTAGATTTACGGAATTTACTATATTATGAGTTTGAAAAAGTACGAAATCAAGAATTCGAATGTATTGGCAATTCTTGAAGATTTTCGTTACACCTATAGAGATTTGTACAGACCAGAAGAATGTTGTGAGGTATTGAGCCCTGGCTTAGAAAATGCGGCAGACCAATATACTTCAGACAAGGAAATGCGTCGAATTATAGCGCTGGGGGAGAACCACAATGGTGCTGCCGAGCATGGTTACTCACACCCTATAAAACCAGACCACTATCAAGGAACTCATCCAGAAGAGTATCGTAAAACGTACATTGCTCTGGATAAGAGATTAAAGGAAGAACTCGGATTATATTCTTCTGCCCTATCACAACTATATCCACCTAAAGGATTTATATGCTGGCACAATAACGCCAACGCAGCGATGTTCAACGTAATTTTCACATGGTCTCAGGATGGTGATGGATGGTTCAAGTATGTAGAACCTACAACAGGTGAAGTGATTACCATTCAGGATGAGAAGGGATGGAACATGAAAGCAGGGTACTTTGGCGCGTACGGTTCAGGTGATGTAGTGTACCATGCGGCAAAAACAAACTGTTACAGAATGACACTGTCCTACGTCCTAGGACACGATTATGATTATTGGAAGGATATGATTGACTATATTACCGAAGTGTGATATAATACAGCATTCCCCCATTAAAAAGGTACTATATAATGATTGATTTGGAAACCGTTCTCAAAGAATGGTCAGAAGACTGTACTATACCTCAGCATCAACTAGACGAAGTCTCTAGACACACACCGTCGTTACACGCAAAGTATCTACAATATCACGCACTCGCAAAGTTACAGCTCAAACGTTGTGAGAACTCTCAGAAGACTCTTTTACTTAAAAAGTTTAAGTACTACAACGGTAAGATGGACGAAGATGAACTACGTGCTACTGGTTGGGACTTAGACCCCTTCAATGGTCTTCGTATACTCAAAGGTGATATGGATTTATACTACGACGCAGACCCAGAAATTCAAAAGTCTGAGGAACGGATTGCGTACTATAAGACACTTATTGAAACTCTAAGTAATATAGTGGATACTTTAAAATGGAGACACCAGACAATTGGTAACATGATTAAGTGGCGCCAATTTGAGGCAGGTGGTTAATATCAAACCTACCAATAATCGCGAGTTAAGAGAGAGATAAATAGATGTTTGAAGAAGATGATTTAATTAAAGCGGGGATGCTAAAAGACGTAGGGCACTACCCCAATTTAGATATAGTGGAATTAGCGAAACTTATATATGAGCGTAGACAACAAGATTCGAATCAGGATGGTCAACCACAGTTACTTCGCGGTTGAGTCGCACCCTGCTCAAGAAGCAGAACTCCGTGAGTATTTCTCCTTCATGGTGCCTGGCGCCAAGTGGACTCCCGCGTTTAAAGCACGTCGCTGGGATGGAAAAATCCGTCTCTATAACATGGTTTCTAAACAACTTAACGTAGGACTTTATAGTCATCTACGTCGTTTCTGCGCGGATAGATTCTATAAGTTAGAGATACTTGAGCACGAAGTCTATGGTATACCTAGCGCAAAGGACGACATCGATCACCCAACTCTAGTTAAGTTTCTAGCGTCACTGGATAGTCCATACGAACCAAGAGACTATCAATATAAAGCAATTGCTCACGGTATAGAAAACTACCGTTCTATTCTATTATCTCCCACCGGTAGCGGTAAGTCATTTATCATCTATAACCTAATGCGTTATGCTCTAGAAGCTACTCAAGGTAATATACTGGTAATTGTTCCTACTACATCTCTAGTAGAACAGATGTATAAAGACTTCGAAGACTACGGATATGATGTAGGTCAGTACTGTCATCGTATTTACTCAGGTAAAGAGAAAGTCACTGACAAACGTATTATCATATCAACGTGGCAGTCAATCTATAGATTTGACCATGAGTGGTTTGAACAGTTTGAAACTGTCTTTGGGGATGAAGTACATCTTTTCAAAGCAAAGTCTCTCTCTACTATGATGGACAAGTGTACTGAGGCGAAATATCGCTTTGGTCTCACAGGAACACTGGATGGTACGGAAACTAACAAATTGGTGTTAGAAGGTTTATTCGGGCCGACTTTTACGGTGACTAGCACCGTGAAATTACAGAAAAGTAAACAGCTTGCCGATCTTGATATATCTATTCTCTTATTGCGCTACCATAGTGATGCGTGTAATATGATAAAAGATATGAAGTATCAAGATGAACTGGATTACATCGTCCAATATGAACCACGTAATAAGTTTATAAGTAAGCTTGCAATAGACCAAAAAGGAAATACCTTAGTCATGTTCCAATTCGTTGAGAAACATGGTAAGGTATTGTATGAGATGATCAGGAGCATGGTCGGAGAAGATCGTAAAGTATTTTATGTCTCCGGTGAAGTAGGTGCTGCTGATCGTGAACAAATAAGAGGGATTGTAGAAACTCAGAATGATTCAATTATTGTTGCTTCTCTCGGTACTTTCAGCACTGGCATCAACATCCGCAATTTGCATAATATTATATTCGCGACCCCATCTAAGTCCCAAGTCAAGGTACTACAATCAATTGGAAGGGGCCTTCGTCAGTCTGACGATGGTAGGACTACTAAGCTTTTCGATGTTGCTGATGACCTCCATGTGGGCAGCCATAAGAATTTTACTCTGAAACATAGTGCCGAAAGGATTAAGATATATACTAAGGAAGGATTTTCCTACAAGATATATCCCATTGACCTTAAACCTATAAAGGGATTATATGATGATACAGTCTTCGATCAAACAACTTAAACTGTCTACCGGTGAAGAGGTTATTTGTGACGTATTAGATGAGCAAGTTGATTCTATAGCAGTAAGAAATTGTCTTACCCTTGAGGATAGAATGGGTTCGGATGGTCAGAGATATTTTGTCTTCCGTAGTTTGATGACGTACCAAGACAGTCCATTGGATGTTATATTATTGATGAACAGTAAGGTTGTTGCTTTATGTACACCTTCTAAAGATATGCTTCAACAGTACGCAATAGCAGTTGACTCGATGAATTCGTATAGCACTGTTACTGATGATGACCTTCAAGATGATATGACTGACGAAGAGTGGTTCAATCATATGGAGAACTACTCACTGATTGATTCTGATACTTCAGGACTAGTGAAACATTAGCTATATTCTCCCCTCCGGACAACAAGTAGATTATACACTATAAACGACGCCGTGTCAAGTTTTATTTTTATTATATGAGATTATGTTATGAAAGTTGGTTTTACCGCCTCCACCTTTGATTTATTACACGCTGGCCACATATCAATGTTACGCGAAGCGAAAACACAATGTGATTACCTCATTTGTGCTATACAAGTAGACCCCTCCAAAGACAGAGAAAATAAAAACTCTCCTGTACAAACATTAGTCGAAAGACACACACAACTCTCCGCAGTTAAGTACGTTGACGAAATCATTCCCTATCAGACAGAAACAGACCTAGAAGACATTCTCAAGATGGTTGATATTGATGTACGAATTATCGGTAGTGAGTATAAAGACAAGACCTTCACTGGACGTGCGACTTGTGCCGCACGGGGTATAGAGATATACTTTAATAGGAGAGACCATCGTTTCTCCACTAGTGACCTACGTAAACGAGTCGCTATGAAAGACCCATTGATTGGTATGAAAGATGGTATTAACCCTTGACACCCTGCCGGGTCTCGTGTATAATACGTGTATTGTTAATAGGAATATATGAATGAAACCAAAAGAAAAACCACATTACGTCAATAACAGAGAGTTCTCTGAGTCTGTAGTAGATTATTGTACGCAAGTAAAATATGCCAAGGATAAGGGTGAATCTATTCCGGTGGTCACTGATTACATTGCTAAATGTTTCCTACGCATATCAGAAGGTCTATCACACAAAGCAAACTTTGTCCGTTACACTTACCGTGAAGAAATGGTAATGGATGCGGTAGAGAACTGTCTTAAAGCAATTGAAAACTATGATATTGAAGCTGCCACTCGTTCTGGTAAACCGAACGCGTTCGCATACTTCACTCAGATATCTTGGTATGCGTTTCTACGACGAATCCAAAAAGAGAAGAAGCAACAAGATATTAAGATGAAGTTCATATCCGAAGCGGGTATAGACCAATTCGTTGATAGCAATAACAATGATTCTTACAATGGTGGTTCCGTCATGGATTCCCCATCCACTTTAGTCGACACTCTGCGCCTGCGTATTGACACCGTCAAATCTGCGGATCAAGAGTTTAAGATTTACGCAAAAGAAGAAAAGAAAATGCGTAAACGACGTGCGGTACATGTTGACTCAGACCTCTCAGATTTCTTTGATTAAAGTACTTGACAGTACGCTGTCAATCTGATATAATGGCTTCTAGATTACACACATGTCACATGAGTGTGTCTTATATTGTACAATGTATATTTAATGAAACATATTTGAGAGGTTATTAGAATTGTTAATCGCAATACTGAATGATACACACTGTGGTGTCAGGAATTCTTCGGACATCTTTATGGAGTATCAGGAAAGATTCTACTCGGATGTATTTTTCCCATACTTACAAGAACACGGCATCTCCCAGATTCTCCATTTGGGAGATTACTATGATAACCGTAAAACTATCAACATCAAAGCTCTGAATCATAATAGACGCATCTTCCTTGATCGATTGCGGGAACTTGGTATCACTATGGATATCATCCCAGGCAACCATGATACTTATTTTAAAAACACCAATCGTCTCAATTCGTTGAAGGAGTTGATGGGTCACTATATGAATGAGATTAATATAGTTGAAGAACCTATTGACATGAAGTACGGTGATACAACTATCGCGCTTGTCCCTTGGATTAATCCTGAGAATGAGAAAAATATACTTAAATTCCTTGCGAACACTAAGTCTAGTATTTGCGGTGGTCACTTCGAGTTGGCTGGGTTTGAGATGGATAAGGGTCTTATGTGTCAGCATGGTATGAATCCTGCTCCACTACAACGCTTTGACTTAGTAATGTCAGGTCACTTTCATACCAAGTCTAACAACGGGCATATCCATTACTTGGGTGCTCAGATGGAATTCTTCTGGAATGATGCGCATGACCCCAAATACTTCCATATATTTGATACTGATACTGGTAAGTTAACTCCTGTACAGAACCCCATGACACTATACCACAAGTTACATTATAATGAGGACACAGTAAATCACTTCGAAGATTTGTCTTACCTCGATAATAAGTTTGTGAAAGTGATGGTGGCAAATCGTACTGACATGAAAAAGTTCGAACGATTCATCGACCGCATCAACAACCAAAAGATTTATGAGTTGAAGATTGCTGAAGACTTCAAAGAATTCCGTGGAGAAAACGTCGATGATGCTGATATAACTATTGACGATACCGAAACTTTAGTGTATAATTATATCCAAGATGTAGATACTGACTTAGATAAAGATCGCATTAAGTCTGTATTGGGTGAATTAATGATTGAGGCGCAGAGCGTAGAAATAGTATGATTAAGTTTCAAACACTTAAATGGAAGAATTTTCTTTCGACGGGTAACTACTTTAATGAGATTGATTTATTAAAAGCGTCTACCAATCTAGTTGTTGGTCAGAATGGTGCGGGTAAATCTACTATGCTGGACGCACTGTCGTTTGCGTTGTTCGGTAAGCCCCACCGTAAAATTACTAAGAACCAGTTAATCAACACAATCAATAATAAAGATTGTTCTGTTGAAGTACAGTTCTCCGTAAATGGTATGGAGTATCGTGTCGTCCGTGGTATCAAACCAGCCAAGTTTGAAATCTGGAAGGATGATGTTATGATTAACCAGAGTTCACACGCTAGGGAATATCAGGAAATTCTTGAGAAGAACGTTTTACAAATGTCTCATAAGAGTTTTCACCAGATTGTGGTTCTCGGTTCGTCTTCGTTTGTTCCATTTATGCAACTTAACTCTACCAGTCGTCGTGATGTTATCGAAGACCTTTTGGATATTAACATCTTCTCTAAGATGAACACCATTCTAAAAGAAAAGATATCTCACCTTAAAACTGAGATTGAAGGTAATTCTCACCAGATAGAAGTCGTTAAGACTAAGATTTCTGCTCAGAGAAAATATATCCGTGATCTGACAGCCATTAACACTGCGCATCGTAAAGAGAAAGAGTCTCATATTATTGAGTTACAGGACGAGATTCGAATTATTAATGATAACAATTCGGTACTATCTAAAACTGTAAACGCTTTACTGCCGACTGTTACTACACAATTAGCGTCTATACGTGGAAATAAACAGCAACTAGACCAGTACTATGCTCAGTTTAATGCCCAAGTAAAGACTGTAGTTAAGGATGCTAAGTTCTTTGATGAGAACGAACACTGTCCTACATGTGACCAAGATATTGCGGAAGACTTGCGCACATCTAAGAAGGACGCTGCTACATCCAAGGCGAAAGAACTAAAACATGCTATGGATAAGGCGAAAGAAAAACTGACTGAATATCAGTCGGAAATTGATTCTCTAGAAGAACAGTTACAGTTGTGTATGAATGACCAGAATAAACTTCATCACAATCAGCAGACTATTGAAAGACTTCACCGTGATATCGACCGTATCCGTGTTGATATGGATGGTATGGTAGATAGTGATGGTGACCAGAGTCAGGCCAACAGAGACCTAGAAACCCTCGAAGGAGAGAGTCATTCTCTTACCGATACCAAGTATGTGTTGAGCGAGAAGTCTGCTTACAATAGAATTGCGAGTGAACTACTGCGTGATACTGGTATCAAGACTAAAATTATTAAGCAATATATTCCAGTAATCAATCAGTTAACGAACCAGTACCTCCAAATATTGGACTTCTTCGTTCACTTTGAACTGGATGAAAGTTTTAACGAGACTATTCGGTCACGTTATCGTGATGCGTTTTCTTACGACTCATTCTCTGAGGGCGAGAAACAGCGCATCGATTTATCTCTGTTATTCACTTGGCGTACCATTGCTAAGATGAAGAACTCGGTGTCGACTAACTTGTTGGTACTAGATGAGACGTTTGACTCGTCACTTGACGGTGAGGGTGTAGATAACCTAATGAAGATTATCGAAACTCTTAAAGAGGACACTAACGTGTTCGTTATATCACACAAGGCTGAACTTGAGGATGCTCACTTCGAACGTAAGTTGACATTCTATAAAGACAAAAACTTCAGTAAAATGAAAGAAATTACTTGACACTCACCCCCATTTAATATATAATGGCTACATCTTGAACGAGGAAACATTCAATGGAATTAACTAGTAGAACAATCGACATCTTGCGAAACTTCGCAAACATTAACCCCAACATCGTTGTCGCTAAAGGCAACATTTTAAAAACTATGTCAATCAAGAAGAACTTGGTTGTAACTGCTGTAATAGAAGAGTCTTTCCCGACTGACTTTGGTATCTATGATTTGTCTGAGTTTTTGTCAGTACTAAATCTTGTAGACAATCCAAGAATCGAGTTCGATGAAAAGAACTGTTCTATACGGGATGGAAGCGGACTATCTTCAGTCAAGTATTTCTATTGCGACCCAGAAATGCTGACGGCACCTAAGAAAGATATTCAGATGCCAGATGCTGAAGTCAAGTTCGTTCTCACTAACGATACTTTGTCTAAAATCAAACGTGCCGCCTCAGCGCTAGGTCACGAAGAGATTAATATACGACCAAGTAATGGTGCTATTGAGATCGTCGTCGACGGTAAGTCCAAGACATCCCAATCATCTAATTCATTCTCAATTACCGTAGAGGGTACGTACCCCGAAGGTTCTGAGTTTAATTATGTTATTGGTGTGAATAACCTTAAATTGATTGGTGAAGACTACGAGGTTGGTGTGAGCAATCGTCTCATTTCTAAATTCAAGTCTCTTCAATCAGAAATCGAATACTTTATTGCAGTAGAAAATTCATCAACAGGAGCAAAATAATGACCCCAGAACAAGCACAACTTAATGATTTAGCAAACCGCGTAGCACGTTCGTGTATCGCAGTTATTGATACCATCGTAACCCGTGGTGCCTTTAAAGGTGAAGAACTCACCACTATCGGTCAACTACGTGACCAAGGTGTTCAAGTAGTCGCGTTGTATGAGCGTATTGCTCAAGCAGCCGCAGCTGCCGCTATCGAAGAATCCAGCAGTAAACCTGCTAAGAAATAATTTGTAACCCTTTTGATGGTGTGGGCAATATTTCTTTGCCCCCATTGATTTGATTGAATATATGTTTATTATGATCACCCCACACCATCACTTTTATTGGAGTAAAATATGTTTGACCCGTTTTTAACTGACGTGACATTTCATCTCAGAGAACGTGATGACTCTATAGGTGGAGACAACCCATTTGTTTGGGTGCGCAAAAATCTATCTGAACTGATCGGTGGTAAACGTGTAGTAATCTTCGGACTGCCAGGCGCATTTACTCCTACGTGTTCTAACGAACAGTTACCTTCTTACGAACATATGTACCAAGAGTTTATGGACTTAGGTATTGATGAAATATATTGTACATCTGTCAATGATGCCTTCAGTATGTTTCAGTGGGCAGAAAAGTTAGGTATCAAGAATATTAAGATGTTACCAGATGGTAATGGTGACTTTGCTCTCAGTCTTGGAATGTCTGTATCTAAACGTAATCTAGGATTTGGTGAACGTTCTTGGAGATATTCTATGGTAGTTAATGACATGGTTGTCACGAATTTCTTACCTGAAGATGGTTGTATGGATGACTGTCCACTTGACCCGTACAGTGTTTCTTCTCCCGAGAATCTAGTAGATGTTTTGAGAAATAGTTGTTTAAACTAAATCCCTATATAGCTAAAGAAGCTGCGATACATGTGTTGACGGGGGCGATGATAAATTACCCCCTCAACATTTTCTTTTTGTGGTTGATTGTAGGTGAGTGGGAGATAACCAGTCCGTTCTGGATTTCTAACATAATTACTTGTTGGTTTTCTGTTGTCGCATTTACTCGAATATACATAGTGCGTCATTATAGTGAAAAAAGAAGAAATGACTGATTATTTAAAAGATCGTACTAAATACACATATGACGAGTTAGAGGCAATATCTTTCCCCTATCTAGAAACACGAAAGATAACTGAAGGCTATATGAAACCTCAAACCAGATTATTTCAGTTCTGGTATGGTGTTCAGAAGTTAACTAACTTTAAGAGTATTGCTGAGATAGGATTTAACGCAGGACATAGTAGTAATTTGCTACTCACTTTGTTTCCTAATCTTAAAGTACATTCTTACGACATAGGGTTTCATGATTACACCGAACCTAATGCCGTGTTAACTAAAGAACTATTTGGTGATAGATTTGAATTCACTAAAATAGATTCATTGACAATGACTGTAGACAACTTTCCTAAAGGTCTAGACGTGGTATTTGTTGATGGTGGTCATAGTAAAGAATGTGCTATGAACGACCTTAATTTATGTCATCAACTTAAAGTACCTTTTATAGTCCTAGACGACACTGAAACTGATTCTGTCGCTAGTACGTTTAGAAAGTTTAATGCTGAACACGACGGTCTATATTCTATTGTAAACTACTGTAGGTACTTTCCTAGTAAAGGGCCTGCTAAAACGGAAAACCATAATGCTAAAGTAACTCTCATACGGCGTAACGATGTTTAAATTTTTAAGAGGAATAACCTCAACACCAATGACCGATGCAGACCCCGACGATATTACCGTCGAGAATGCTTACAAGACTCGTTGGGTTTGGTATCACACAATACTAGCGATAGAAATCTTTACGACTAATATGTTACTACTTGCTATACTGGTAACATTGATAGTTAAACTCTGACTATATACTAATAGTTAGAAAGTAAATGCCGCCTTAGCTCATTTGGTAGAGCAGCTGACTTGTAATCAGCAGGTGATCCGTTCGAATCGGATAGGCGGCTCCATTTTATATATTATGAGAATTTATTATGAGTTACACTTTTACTAGTGAAAGCGTTAGTAGTGGCCACCCCGATAAAATTGCTGACATCATATCTGATGCTGTAGCAACCTACCTGATAGATAAAAACCCCTCCCATCGCGCTGCGGTCGAAACCCTTGTAACTACTAACATGGTAGTCCTTGCTGGAGAATATAAGAGCGATAAGTTTGACAAGAAACGTATTGAACAGATTGTTCGAGACGTTGTGTATGAAATTGGTTACGAACAAGATGGTTTCCATTGGAGAAACTTAAAGGTTTACAATGAACTACACGGTCAATCTGCTGACATCGCTCTAGGTACTGATGACTTCGGTGCGGGTGACCAAGGACTAATGTTTGGTTATGCGTGTACAGAGACCGATACCTATATGCCTCTCGCAATTAGTCTCAGTAAAAAGATAATAGAAAGTGTTAGTGCGTATTCAAAGTATGGCCCCGACATCAAGTCTCAGGTCTCTGTCGATTATGCTGAAACAGGTAAACCTCTTCGAGTGTCTAAAGTCGTTTGTAGTGCGCAACATACCGCAAAGCAAGATATAGAGATTGTACGAACTAATATAAAAGAACTTATCAAAAAATGTCTCGGTGATTGGGTCGATAACCAAACTGAATATCTTATTAATCCCACAGGTCAGTTTATCATTGGCGGCCCTGATGGTGATGCTGGTGTTACTGGTCGAAAGATTATTGTAGACACCTATGGTGGGTACTGTCCACATGGTGGTGGTGCGTTTAGTGGTAAAGACTGTACCAAGGTTGACCGTTCTGGCGCATATATGGCACGTTACATCGCAAAGAATATTGTTCATTCTTTTGGTGTGAGTAACTGTACCGTTCAGTTGAGTTATGCTATTGGTGTGAAAGAACCCACTAGTTTATACATCTATGCGGACGGACAAGTGCGCGAAGACCTCGTAAAATTGGTTCTGGATACTGTTGACCTGACACCCAAAGGAATCATTGACCGTTTCGATCTCTTTTCCATAAACTTAAAAGAGACCGCGAGGTGGGGACATTTTGGTTACACCTACTGGCCGTGGGAATCTTTAGATTTATTTAACTTATTTGATTAATACCTATTTACATGAGAGAGTTATTGTAGTATAATAGCTCTCGTTGAAAGATACATTTATTTTATTATGGAGTAACACATGAGCAAAGAATTCCTTTGGGTTGAGAAGTATCGCCCATCAAAAGTTTCAGAAACAATCCTTCCTACAGAACTGAAGACCACCTTCCAGAAAATCGTCGATGGTGGCGAGATTCCTAATATGATGTTCACTGGTACCGCTGGTACTGGTAAGACTACTGTCGCACGTGCTATCTGTGAAGAACTGGACGTAGATTACATCATTGTGAACGGGTCGGAAGAAGGTAACATTGATACCCTACGTGGTAAGATTAAACAGTTTGCTTCCTCGGTATCCTTACAGGGTGGTTACAAAGTTGTCATCCTAGATGAGGCGGACTACCTCAATCCCCAATCGACCCAACCTGCTCTCCGTGGGTTCATCGAAGAGTTTTCTAAGAACTGTCGTTTTATTATGACTTGTAACTTCGAGAACCGTATTATCGAACCTCTTCACTCTAGATGTTCCAAATACCAGTTCAATTTTAACAAAACAGTTATGGTTCAGTTGTGTGGGCAATTCATGTCTCGCGCCCAACATATTCTCAAAGAAGAGAACGTTCAGTTTGATAATAACGTGATCGCAAACCTCATCATGCGGCACGCTCCTGACTGGCGCAGGGTCATCAATGAGATGCAGCGTGGTTCTATCTCTGGCACTCTGAACATCCCGCTAACAGCAGCTAAGCAAGTCTCTGACCCATATACTGCGTTATTCAAG